AGGTCGTATGATTGTCCTAACAGTAAATGATAACCCTAACTCTCCTACTATTACCATTCAATGTGAAAATCGCTTAGCAGATCTCTCTCGCCCTTCTAATTTACGATATACAAAAGAATCGCAAGAGTATTTAGCAAGTGGAGATATATTTTTTGACAATATAAATACTATTCAAGATAGAGAGATTACTTGGGGAAGAACAACAAATTCAGGTTGTTTTGTAGCAGGATCTAAAGTTCTAATGGGAGATGATACACATAGAAATATAGAAGATATACAAATCGGAAGTGCTGTAATGGCTTTTAATGAAAAAACAGGGAAAAAAGAACAAGCATTAGTACAACAAATAGCAAAGCCTAAATTAGAAAAAACAATAATGATTCAATGGAAAAAACCATTTTTTCAAAAAGGCACAGTTCAATGTTCTACAGACCACCCAATTATGTGTGAAGATAAAGGTTGGTGTTCTTGGGATCCAGAAGCTACTCTTAAATCATATAAGTTAGCAGTAAAAAAACTAGAAGTCGGAGATGTATTAGTAACTAGCGAAGGAACAATTAAAGTATCTGCTATTAGAGAACAAGATCATAAAGAGCCTTTACAGGCATATAACTTAATCAGTATAGATACTGCTCATACTTACTATGTAAATAGTGTTCTAGTTCACAACAAAGGTAGTGGTGGAACATCAGATGAGGAGAGTGGAAGATATAGGGATATGCGCTAATGGCTACTAAAAAGAAAAAAATCAAGAAATATGCAGACTGGGAAATGCTTTGGAACATTTGGATCGTTGCAAATAAAGATAAAAAATTTAAGTGGGGATCTTGGGACTGCGTTATTTTTAGCAACTCTCTTATAAAAGCTATAACAGGAACATCTGTTCTACCTACAGAATGGAAATGGAAGTCAGAAGAAGAAGCCATAAAAAGCATAGCCAAATATGGTAAAAAAAAAGGTATTGCCGAAGGTATTGCCCAAGCTGTTAAGAAACTAGATGGGATCTATGAGGTAGATCCTGCATTTGTATCTAAGGCAGATTTTATAGTGTATGAAGATGCCGAAGGAACTGAACTGGTTGGAGTGCATGATGGTATGTCTATTCTTGCCCCTAGTAGTGTAGATGGATTAGTTACTAGACAAGGCTACAAGATCCTTCGTGTTTGGAGAGTTGATTAGTGGCAGATGCTGTTGAAAATGCTTTTAAGTCTGCGTTAGTTATATTCGTAGCCTTAGTTATTCCTGGTGCATTAGAGTGGATTACTTGGAAAGCTGTCGGAACAGCTGTTGTAGCGACTTTTGTTACTTCACTAATAGGATCTATGACCTCAAAAGGTGTAGATACTTCTAAAGGTAATTTTGGCACTAAATTTAGCACTAGATCTTCAACAGCACCAAGACAAATTGTATATGGCCAAGCTCGTGTCGGTGGGACTATATCGCATATAAATACTTCTGGGACTGATAATTCAATTCTTAATATGGTAGTTGTTATAGCAGGACACGAAATAGAAGAATTAGTAGCAATTAGAGTTCACGAAACAGTATTAGCTTTTGATGGTGGGCAGACTATTGGTGGAGAAACAGTTTATACAGCAACTACTAATAAATATGTAAACACAGAAAATACAAATGCGTTTACTAATGCAGGTGGTACAGCAAATGGATTATTTAGATATGCTTTTAGTGATGGGACACAGACTGCTGCAAATGGGTTTGGAGTAGCACAGATACCTGCATTTGGGGCAAATCATAAAGGAATTGGTTGTGCCTATGTTTGTATGCAGATGGTTTATGATGCTGAAGCCTATGGTGGTGGTTTCCCTAATATTTCCTTTGATGTGAAAGGTAAGAAATTATATGACCCAAGAAAAGATTCAACCGCAGGTGGAAGTGGATCGCATAGATTAGGAACATTATCAACTTATGAATGGTCCGATAACTCTGCACTTATAGCTTTAGATTATTTAACAAATACAGTCTATGGATTAAAGGCTCTGGCAGAAGAAGTAAACATGACTACTAACGCAGGTGGATTTATGGCTGCAGCTAATACTTGCGATCAAACAGTAACATTAGCAGATAATTCAACTACAGAAAAAAGATATACGACTAATGGATTTATAGATATGGGTGCTAGTGGGGAAGGTGTCTTTGAGAGTGTGCTTAGTTCATGTATAGGCAAACTTACATATACGAGTGGAAAATTTAATTTATTTGTTGGTGCTGCACAAACTCCTTCTATGACTATTACTGATGATAATTTATTAAGTCCACCAAACATTAAAACTTCTGCACCAGATGGCCAAATGTTTAATTCAGTTAAGTCAATATTTGTAGATAAAGACAATAAATACACAGGATCAGATGCACCAGTATTAGAGGTTTCTAGTTTTTTATCAGCAGATACACCTTCTGGGGAAAGTAGTGCAAACTTTAGAAAAATGCTTGAAGTGCAGTTGCCTTTTACAGTTACTAATACTATGGCTCAAAGGATCCAAAAAGCTGCACTCTATTTATCTAGAAATGTTCAAACAATGTCGTGCCTAGTGGATATTGAATATCTAAAATTACAACCGAATGACTGGGTATATGTTACTAATGAAAGATTAGGATATACAGATAAAACTTTTTCTGTAGAAAGCACATCATTAGAGCCATATTCTGGTGGTGGAGAAGGCGAAATTAGTTCTTTAGTTTGTAGATTAAACCTAATAGAAATAGATGCTGCAACTTGGAACTATGTATATAACGAATACAGCACACCTATAGCTGATGATTCAACAGGTGGAGATGAAGGAGATAACTCTATATCTGCACCAACAGGACTTGCACTAGCACAACAATATAATCTAGAGGGGGTAACTCCTAAGATAGATATAAAAGCTACTTGGACTAATATTGCTAATGACGATATTAATGGAACAGAAATATCATATAAACTTTCTACAGATGGATCTTATACAGGATCTATAACTGTCGGAAAAGGTGTTACAAGTGCTTTAATCCCAAATGTAGTTATAGGTAAGACTTACAATGTAAAAGTTCGTCACAGTAGCGCAGGAGGTGTTTACAGCGATTATACAAGTGCTGTTAATCTATCAATTACAGATCCTACATCTATAAGCGCACCATCTAGCTTTGCAACTACAAATCTTCCTATGGCAGTTAAGTTAGCATGGACTAACCCTAATAATACAAATTTAAGAGCAATTAAGATCTATAGACATACAGCATCTTGGACACCTAGTGATGATACATATCTTGTAGAAACAGTTGCAGGAGAGCCAAATGCACCAATGGTTAATTATCAAGGTAGATTTGATGGACTAACAGCAGGTGTAACCTATTATTTTGCAGTAAGAGCAATAACACACGAAGGATTACATTCGGCTTTTTCATCAGTTGAAAGTGGAAGTTTTACTTTTGGCAAAGATGATATTGGATTGAATAATGTAACTAATCATACGCAAATAAAAGATGATGGAAGTAATGCACCAAACATTCTAAAAAATGACCAGATTTCTATAGGATCAGATGGTGCATTAGCAAATGCAGGGGGTGGTCAAGTTACTGCTGCAGGAATAAGTGCTATACAAACAAGTTTAGGAAACGCACCTAACACAATTAAAAATGATCAAATAACAATTAATTTATCAGGTACAAGTATAGGTTTAAATAACGCAGGATCTGGCACAGATACATTAAGCAAAACTAATGTCGGACTTTCAGATCTAGATTCGTTAGAAAGTGGAACAGGCACTAAATTAAGTGGTATAGCAACAGGTGCTACTAATAATGGAACTACACTTGATACTTCTGGAAATATACAAAGTGCTATAAGTCTAAATGCGACAATGACATTAGGAACTGGGGCAGATGATAAGATCGTTATAGGTAATGTAACTATAGATGGTCAAAATGGAAGGATCTTAATTACAGACTAATGGCGAATAGAGTAAGATTTGGGAATTTAGGAAGTAGTCAGTTTGGTTTAAAAGTATCTAAACCTAATAAGAATGTTTTAACCTGTGCTGATAAAGATCTATTATTTGACAGTACAAGAAATAGAACTGGATTAATTTATGCAGGTGGTGGCCCAATTAACTTTTCATCTTCTTCAACACCATCGGAAACACAAGGACAAAACTTTTTAATTACAAGCAAGAAAGACGCACTAGGATATATTCCCTTAATCGTAGCTGTAGAAAAAAACAGAGGGGAACTAGATGTATATAGTGGAGATGAACAATTCTTTGTTAGTGATATAAGTTTATTTGAAACAACAACTGTAGATTTTTGCCCAATAGAAGCCGATGTATCTAAAAGCCAACAAAATACATCAGTACAATCACAATCAACTCCAGATAGAGGTCGTTCATATAGTGGTGTTGCTACTTCTAGAGAAGATTGTCTAAACTGTAGTTTTTTTGTATTAAGAATACCTTGTGGCTATGGGTATATGAATTCAACTTATTTTGCATAATGGCTAATAGACTATTAATAGGAAAATCAACAAGGGGAACTGGTGGTGCAGATGCTTATGGTATGTATATATCTAGACCAACTAAAAATGTAGTGAACTGTCCAGATGATGAACTTATCTTTGATACAGATAATGGTGTTGGTGCTTCTAGAATACATGGATTATTTATGTTTGGTGCAGTATCAGTTGATGGATCTGGTAATACCACTACTAATGCTTCTGTTAATGTTAATGCTTCTTCTACTGCTACTGTAGCTATAGATCAAGGATATAACTATGCACATGGATTTATTGGTTTCGGATCCTTCTCTCAGGGATCTACAGATGATGGTAACTCATCTTTTATTGATTTTACGACAAGTGGATCTAATTTAGTCGTAACTAATAATACAACTTCTAATTTATCTGGTTTACAAGTTTTTGTTTTACCGCAATTTTCATCAAACGCATTATTCTAATGGGCAATAGAGTTTTAATAGGTCAAAGAAGTAGTAACTATGGTGTATTTATATCAAAGTCTGGAGATAATGTTCTAACTACTACAAATCCTCTATCATTTGACTCTAGAGCTGCAGAAAGTTTGCAAGTTCATAGCTATGGTCAAGGAATATTAGTGCCAGATGTTACAAATTCAAGTGGAACAGCACTTACATTTACTTATGAGGGGACAACATATTCAAATCACGAAGTAGATATAACGCATAATCTTGGATATATACCTGCATTTGCAGTTAGGTGGTGCACTAAAGAAGAAATGGCTATCCATGTGCCACAAGCATTTCCAACTTCTTCTACTTCCTCTGCAAGTCCATTAGCTACTACAGGCAAAGACTTTGGTGTGAATCAAAAAGTAGTGGTAAGTTTTGGTGCATATCTAGATACAGGTGCGACACTTAACACAAATACAGCTGTTTCTACGAGTTCAACTTTAGCTAAACAGACAGGTAAATATGTTCATATAACTAAAGGCACTGTTGATTCAAATGTAACTCTATCTGTAACTATAAATGACAATATGGATAATGGCTCAGACAGTGGAAGGTACACAATAACTGCTACACTATCTAGTGGAACAAGTGGTGCATACGAAGTCCTTTGTGAAATTAGGGATAATGCAGGTGCTACATACTTTCATAAAGTTTCTGGGACTGTATATTCTACAGATAGAACAGGTGTAGAAGTAGCCACTAAAGTCTGGTCGCCACATTATGTTAATGAATTTGAATCTCAGTATAACGAAGATGAAGATAGCGAAATGGAATCGGAAGGATCAGGTGGACTATCAGTAACACAATCTAATACAACTAATATAAGGCTAGAAAATCATGTAATGAAATCAGAAGATGGGGAAAACTCTACACATAATTCAATGGGTGATAAAGTCGTTTACTTTTACTCTTATGTTATATTTACAGCTGAGAACTTTTTAAATGGAGAAAGTATGTAATGGCAACTACATGGAACATATTTTATAACTCAGACAAAGAGATTGTTTGGTCCACTACAGGAAATGTAGATACCAACATTATTAATAATGAAAAATCTAAAGGTAATACTCATATTGCTCTAGATTTAGACAAAGATCCCAATTCTGATATGCACATGGTAAATTCTGGTGCTGATGGTTTAGATGAAAAAACAATATTTAATCCAACTTTTAGTAGTCTTTCTCCTGCATTAGATGAAGTAGTTAATGTTACAGGCTTGCCTAGTGGAACAGAAGTTTTTATTGATGAAACAAGTAAAGGAACAATGTCAAATACAACACTTACTTTGACTATAAAAGAAGCAGGAACATATAAAGTTAAATTTAGCAAAGCAGGGTATAGGCCACATTCCCCTGTAAGCATAATAGTTAAGAGGTATGGCGAATGAATATAGATCTAACAAAGTCGCAGTCTAAAGATGAGAATAGAAAAGCCTATTACACTGGTCTGCGTGAACAACTAGACAAGTTATATCACGATATTGATAGTGGTAAATTTGGAAATGATGCTAAGACTGGTGGATTTTTTCTAGCCAGAAAAGCAGTCAAAGATAAATACCCATAGGGTAAGGAGAAAATATGGACGATAGAGGAAGTAGCAGATTCGGTGGCGATATGGACCGAAACGAAGTAGAAATGGACCTTAATAAATTTATGGATATGGTCAGAGAGATCTCAGACCTTAAAGATAAAATTAGGGATCTTGAAGATGATAAAAATGTTAATCCACACCAAAAATGGATTCATTTAGCACAGGCAGTTGATAGTTGGAGAATTTTCCCAAGATTATTTCTAACTGTATATATCATATTGCTATATACAACTGTGAACTGGTTTATGGGACTTGAAGCACCTAACTTTGAACAATCTGGACTTATATCAGTAGTTGTTGGTGCAGGTGCAGCTTGGTTTGGCTTATATGCAGGAACAAGTGGTGCTAGTAAAAGTTTTAAAGGCGAAGATAAGTAATGGAAATTCTTAACCTTATAGGCGAGGTTGGATTTCCTATTGCTATCTCATTGATCTGTGGTTTATTTATCTATTTAACTATTAAATATATTTTAGATAGTGTTGTGGGCCAAGTTAATGGAATACATGGGATAGTGCAAAGCCTTGACAATAGAGTTAAGACTATGAATCACGATATTGTGCGTTTAGATGCTACAATGTGTTCTGTTCTAGGAATAAGGCCAGATCTAGATAGACTAGCTAGAGCAGATGGGAAAGAAGATGCCAGAAGGGATTAATGGAATCAATAGTAGATGGTATTAATCAATATGGATTTCCGATTATGGCTAGTGTCGGAATGTTATATCTTATCTGGTTTATATGGAAATATATAACAGAACAGATAAAAGCCAAGTTATCACAGGCTAACACGACCTTGATCGCTTTGATAGATCGCATTAGAATGTTAGATAACGATATTATTAGACTTCAACAGAAATTAGATACTGTCATAGAAGTCAGGAGCAAAGATGAGAAGGAGAAATATAAAAGTGGAGATACAGCAAGGAAGAAATAGAATACTAACATCATTAGTGTCTATCCTTGCTATAGCTATTATTTCTGTGGGATCTCTAAACTTACACTCTGATGAAATAGTGCATAAGTTTAAAAATCCTTCTTTTAGTGGGGTTAATACAAGTTCGCATTATCTTACGATAGAAAATCAAGAATTTAATCGTAAGGAAGCATTAAAAGCAGAACTTAAAGCCTATAAAGAAGAATTAAAAAGAGAAGCAGAGAACACTACACTTGCACGATTTATCCGAAACTTAGAGAGTAGAATTTATGCTCAGTTGAGCAGACAGCTTGTAGATAATCTATTTGGGGAAACCCCCTCTACGAGTGGAATACTAGAATTAATGGGTAATATTATTGAGTATTCAGTTAGTGAAGATGGAACAATGATAACTTTAAAAATAACAGACCCAGATGGAAATACCACAGAGATTACTGTGCCGATCGGCTCTTTCACTTTTTAGTGTAGTTTTTATAACAAGTTGTAGTTTATTAGACATATCAGACGATACATTTAACGCAAGATTTCCTAGTAAGGAATTAGATGGACCTCAAACTCTACCTATAAGTGATGCTATTAGGCAAGTTCCACCACCTATAATTAGGCCAGTCGTTGCTGTCTATCCTAGTGCTTTTACAGATCAGACAGGACAAAGAAAAAGTAATAGTGAATTTGCTTTATTCTCAACAGCAGTAACTCAATCGCCAGATGCATTATTAATCAGAACACTAAAAGGTGTATCAGATGGTAAATTCTTTGTTGTAGTAGAAAGAGTTGGCCTAGATAATCTAACCAAAGAACGACAACTTATAAGATCTACAAGAGAACAATTATCTGATATAGATGGCGAAAAAGCTAAACTAATGCCCTTATTGTTTGCAGGGATCTTGATACAAGGGGCAGTTGTTTCTTACGACACAAATCTCGTTAGTGGAGGTGCAGGAGCACGATATTTAGGCATAGGATCTAGTGAACAATACCGAACTGATGTAGTTACTGTATCTTTAAGAATGATTAGCACTAATACAGGGGAAATATTAGTAGAATCAACAAAGACTAAAACAATATTTTCACATGGAAGATCTCAAGATGTTTTTAAGTTTATAGAAGCAGGTACAGAGCTTGTTGAGATAGAAATAGGCAGAGCAGAAAATGAGTCAACTACAATCGCTTTGCAGAGAGCCATAGAAAGTGCTATCCTAGAAATTATTACTGTCGGCAATGACAGAGGATATTGGAAATATGAAGAATAAAACTTTAATTATTCCATTGTTCTTAATCAGTTTTCTAGCAGTCGCTTCGGACAATGAAATATATGTGGACCAGTCTGGTGCTACATCTAATATAGATATAGAACAGCTTGGCTCTGGCAACTTAATTGGTGGTTTAAACTCATCTGCAGGATCTATGACATTCTTAGATCTAGATGGTCAATCTATGACTTTAGACATTAATATGATTGGAAGCACTAACAAATTCTTAGGAGATATTTTAGGAGATAGCCTTACAGGTTTCTTTGAATTTACAGGAGATAGTAACGATTTTACAATCCAAATAGATCCTACGAATACTTATGGTGCTGATGATTCAAATCTAAATGTTCAAGTAACAGGATCTAATAATACATTTACATTAGATCAAGCAACAAGTGCTTTAGCTTCAACTTTAGATTTAGATTGGACGATTAATGGATCTGATAATACATTTGACTTTGACATTAACTACGACTTAGGTACAAACTTCATGGATATTGATGGAGATGATAATACAGTAGATTTTTCTGGAAGTGGCTATCAAGGTGGATATTTTTATCTAGATCATACTGGAGGAAATAGAACATTTGATATTACACAATCAAGTACATTAGATAATGACTGGCTTAAAATCATCAGTTCTGGTAATAATGGGACTGTCTGTGTTATTCAGAATGATGGTGGGACTTCCACTTCATGCTGATACGATAGGCAATATATCCGAGTTAAATGGCACAGCACAAGTATTACGAGATCAGACTTATAACGCAGAATTAAGTTTTGCTATACAGCAGAACGATGTCGCTACGACACAAGAAGGTCGTATGGGACTTACTTTTCTTGATGATAGTAAAGTAAGACTTACAGAGTTTAGTCAGCTTAAAATAACCAAATACATCTTTGACCCAGATCCAAGCAAATCGGAAATGGGCATACAATTTACATTAGGCACAGCAAGATTTGTTACAGGTAAATTTAATAAGATTGCTAAACAAAATATTGCTCTAAGCACACCGACTGCTGATATAGCAATACGAGGAACTGATTTTACTTGTACAGTGGACGAGTTAGGGAGATCTCTCATTGTTCTGTTGCCAGGTGCAGATGGCTTATCTAGTGGAGAAATAGAAGTCATAACTGCTGCAGGTGTAGTAACTCTTAATAAACCATTTCAAGCTACGACAGTAGATGTTTTTGAATCACCCCCTACTAAACCAGTAATTTTAGATTTAACTCTAGATCTAATTGATAATATGTTAATAGTATCTCCACCAGAAGAAGAAAAAACTACAGAAGAAACACAAAACCAAGTACAGACCTCAGATATATTAGATTTCAATGAACTTGATATAGACTTCCTAGAATTTGATGGACTAGATACTGACGACCTCGCTTTCTCGGAACTTGATATAAATTATTTGGACGTCAACTTCTTGGAGGACTTGCTAGATGTTATAGATGCTCTAGCAGTAGCAGAAGAAGAAGATCAGTTAGCACAAGCAACTTCTGTAAATATTACAGGCACAACAATAGGCCAAGATAGAGATACAGGCATTACTACAATTATAGATGGCGAGATTATTTCTTTAACTAGAACAGTAAGTGAAAGTGCAAATTTAAGACTTAATGTATCTGGATCTTATACAGTTATTTTTATACAAGATGGTGTAAGTAGAACAGTTAAGATTAATGGAGGTGGAGATTCAACAATAACTATTAAACAGTCAGATTAATTATTGCTCTATCAACTGCCATATAACAGGCGACTACTAGAGCAAATAATGCCCCAACAACATATAATGGGAGAAGCATAATGAGTTTAATTAATAATAAAAAATCTCTTAAAAGAATTGTCAATATACGCATAGATCAATTTTATAGATAATATGAAAAAACTACAAACCTTATTTGGAATATTAGCTTTATCTACAGCAATGATATTGCCTTTAATTTATCAATCTGGACCAAGTGAGATCCTTAAACTTAGAACATTTGACTACTTTGCACCAAAGTTTGAGCCTTCTGGCTATTTTACAATTTTAAATATTACAGAAGAAGATCTAGAAATAGAGGGTGGTTGGCCTTTACCTAGACAAAGATTAGCTGAGATACATATTGATTTACTTAACGCAGGAGCAAGTGGAGTAGGCTATGTAATATCTTTTCCCCAACCAGATAGAATGGGTGGCGACAACGACTTTGCAACAGCTTTAGGCTATGTTCCAACAGTTATAGCTATGTTTGAAAATGACAATGGGATCTATCCAAAAACATCTGGAACAGTAATTATGGGAGAAGATACTGGTGGGATTATGACTAAAGGTATCGTGCAAAATACAAAGGTATTACGAGATGCTTCAGTTCAAGCAATAGCTACTGCTCCTACAGAAATAGATCAAATAGTTAGAAGAATACCCCTATTACTAAGAACACCAGATGGCTATGTATCAGCTTTTGGTACAGAAGTGCTAAAGATCTTAGCTAATACAGATACATATATTATTAAAACTAATGAATTAGGCATACAAGAAATAACAGTACAAGGTTTACCCCCTATTCCAACAGATAGCTTTGGTCGTAAGTGGATAAGTTGGGTAGATACACCAGAAATAACACTAGCAGAAATGGAAAATGGGGTTGGGGATATTAATGGTAAATATGTTTTTGTAGGAGTTACAGCAGGGGGCATAATGCCACAAATAGCTACTCCGATTGGTTTAGAATATCCTCATAAAATACAAGCATCTTTAGCAGAATCAATACTTATACAAGATAGTCCATATATCCCAGACTATTCATTAACAGTTGAGATCTTAACAGTATTAATATCAGTTATATTAGTTTGGTTAATTATAGGTAATATGAATGTTACTGTAGGGGTATTATTAGTATCGCTTATAATGATCGGAACTGGTGTCTATGGAGTTAATACTATTAAAGGTGGGGTATTAATAGACTTTACTTGGACAGTCCTTACACAGTTCTTAACAGCTTCTATATCTTTCTATTTAAGATTTAGAGAACAATGGAAACTAAGGAAACAAATTAAAGGACAATTTGGAACATACCTATCGCCAGATATGGTAGATATGCTAGTTAAGGATCCGACACTTATGAAATTAGGTGGAGAAAGAAAAGAAATGACATTTTTATTTGCAGATATAGTCGGTTTTACTCCTATTTCGGAAAAATATATGAAAAATGATGACCCAGAAGGTTTAGTAGATCTGATAAATCACTTCTTGAATGAAATAACAAAGGTCATATTAAAGAATGGTGGAACTGTTGATAAATATATGGGCGATTGTGTCATGGCTTTTTGGGGAGCACCTTTACCCTGTGATAATCATCAAGAAATGGCGATTAAAACTGCGATGGAAATTGAGATCCTTACCGAAAAGATGAACGCAGAATTAGAAGATTTGCCCCCAGTAGTCATTGGAACTGGAATTAATACTGGCCCTTGTATTGTAGGAAATATGGGAAGTGAAACTCGGTTTGATTATTCTGTAGTTGGAGATGCTGTTAATCTAGCTGCAAGATTAGAAGTCCAAACTAGAACTTACGATACTCCAATATTAATATCCGAATATACATTTGCTAAAGGTAATACATTTTGCGAGAAAATAGATGAAATAAAAGTTAAAGGCAAAGAAATACCAGTAACAATTTACGCACCTATTTTTGAAGATGGTATAAGAAAGTTGCAAAAAATTCCTTAATGGGTCAAAATCTTTTTTATGGGATATAAAATATCAGCAATTCTAGGTGGCCTACTCATAATTTCAGTTGCAGGATCAGCTTGGTACATAGATAGACTTCTAGATGAGATCTCAACCCTTAAAGGCAATCAAGTAATTCTAGAAACAGAGATACAGAAACAAAATGATGCTATAGATAATTTTCTAGAAAATGAAAAGAAACAACAACAAGAGATCTCAAAACTAACTATATCAAATCAAGAAAATCTAAAAGAAGTAAATAAGCTAAGAGCAACATTTGCAAGACATGATCTTGACGAACTAGCATTAGCTAAACCAGGATTAATAGAAAATAAAGTCAATAAAGCTGTATTAAGACTTAAAAACGAATTAGTAGAAATAACAAATCCAGAACAATTTGATGAAGATGAAACTAAAGAATAGATCTTTAATATTAATAATTCTTTGTGTAGCTATTTTTAGTAGTGGGTGTTCTATGATACCTATGCAAACTAAACCAGTACAAGTTAAAACAATTGCAGAGCCACTGCCAATCTATCACCCCCCTCTCCCAATGGAACTTCAACTGGTAGATGTAGATTGGGTAGTATTAAATCCAGAATTAATGCAGGAATATCTAAATGATCTGGAAACTGGCTCTGCACCCAGAAAAGCATATTATTCATTAACCTCTAAAGAATACGAAAACTTGTCTATGAATATGGCAGACATTAAAAGATATTTAAGAGATATATTGGCAATTAACGAATACTACAGACAATATGGCAGGCCAGAAGAAGAAGATGAAGAATTGCCAAAAAAGCAGAAATAAATTAACATTATGACTACTATATTTATGGGAGTATATATATGGGAATGATTGGAGAAATAGTTGGGATCGTAACAATGGTAGTTTGTATAGCATCTATCATAGCTGCGGTTACACCAACTCCGAAAGACGATGTATGGATCGGCAAGCTGTATAAGCTGATTGATCTGTGCGCTTTGAATATCGGCAAGGCGAAAGATAAATAAATATTTGTAAGGTCCAGATGGACCTTCTTTTATATGAGTTAAATAGAGATGTCTAAAAGTAAATCCCCAGAGCCTTTTGTTTACAACGCAATACTTGAGAGAGTGGTTGATGGAGATACAATAGATGTCACTCTAGATCTTGGCTTTAGTGTAAAACTGCATAAACAACGCTGCAGGTTGGCAGGAATAGATACACCAGAGTCAAGAACTAGGGATCTTGCCGAAAAAGCATTAGGATTAAAAGCAAAAGACAGACTTATTGAATTATGCTCTGGAAAAATCAAGATTAAATCATTAGGCAAAGGAAAATATGGCCGAATACTTGCTATCCCTTATACAGAAGATGGGAAGGATATGTGCGCTACGCTTATCAAAGAAGGACACGCAGTTGAGTATTGGGGTGGTAAAAAAACAAAAGTATGGGGAGATTACTAAAATGAAGATCAGTGGAGAAGGTTTAGCACTTATAAAGAAATTTGAGGGTTGTGAATTAGAAAGTTATAGATGTTCAGCTAATGTTGTTACGATAGGATATGGCCATACGAGAACTGCAAAAGAAGGTATGACTATAACTAGGGAAGAAGCTGATATGCTTTTAGAAGAAGATATAAGATCTTTTGAAACATCTGTTCTATCTCTAGTTGAAGTAGATCTAAAACAATGCGAATTTGACGCACTTATCGCTTGGACATTTAATTTAGGTGCAGGCAATCTAAAATCTAGTACATTATTAAAAAGAATAAATGCAAAAGATTGGAATGATGTACCTCATCAAATAAAAAGATGGAATAAAGCTAATGGAACTGTCCTACAAGGACTTATAAGGCGCAGAGAAGCAGAAGCATTACTCTTTCAAGGTAAAGACTGGACTGAGGTTTAATGGCTCTAAGCAAGACACAAAATAAAAGACTGGGATCTATTCTGTCTGTTATGTTTAAAGAAGATGTGCCTAACAATATTCTTACTGATTTAATACAAGGTGGCTATGTTAAGTTAGTAGAAAAAGATTATGTGCTTACAGATAAGGGTAAAGATGAAAAAAATCGTCTGTGCACACTTGCAGGACTGAACATTCTTTATGAATCAGAAAAAAAAGACATACATAAAGCAAACTAAATAGCGATCACTTCCACTTTGCACCTTCATACCAACCGACTAAAGAATATCTAGTGCCTTTTGTAATAGGTGTTATTTCGTGATAAACAAACGATGGAAATACAACTATAGATCCCCTTCTCCTAATAATAGGATCTATATGTGGCAAATCTTTGCCGAATATAAAATCTCCACCTTCATAATCATCTGGATCCGAAAGCTGTACTGTTATTGAGATCTTACGACTACTTGCGTTATCGGATAAATACATATCCATGTGTTCTGTAAAAAAATCTCCCTCTGAATATTTAGCTATTTGAAATTCGCTTACTCCATTCAGGTCAAAACCAAATACCTCTCTGTTCGCCATTACGATATAGGGATCTATAATTCTTGCTATTTCTTTGTGTAAGTCATTGAATAGGTTGATACCTACGACTTTGCTTTTTCTTAATTCTGTATTTTGTCTGAAATTGGTATGGCCGACCTCTGCAACTTTAGATAACTTTGGATCATACATTGATAGGAGATTATCGCAATCGCTATCAGACAGTTCCGAAGGCCAACCAAAAAACCAACTATTCAAGATTTTTTCTTCTTTTTCTTCTTATCATCTTCGGTTAAATCCATAACTTCTAGATGATCGTCAAGCCAATCTTTTTTTACACCTTTTTTTAAAAGATGTTCTCTAAGTTTTTTTTCTAATTCTTTGATAATCTATTACCCCCTTTTTTCCACCCCCACAGCTTCCTAAAAACAATCCATGCTTCTTCCTCTGTGTAAGGTTTCTCATTATGTATTTCTTTCTCTAGTGTATTTGCTAAATGCCACCTAAAGAAATTATTTTCAAAACTATCACTATCGTGATATTTATATTCATCACTCATATCTACGAATTTATTATCGCTAATTATTCTCATTTTTTATACCCCCAATCTATTTTGTGCTTCTTCATTCCATATCTCTTGTTCTTTAAACTCTAGATAGTCCTTCAGAAGTGATTTAAGCGACTGTAGAGATTGTTTCGGATATAACTTATCCCTTATATCCAAAGCTAGATCTACGATTAAACAACGACGACATACTCTTTTGTAAGTAAAGTCATCTATTAAGAATGGATCTACAAACATATCTAAATCCATTATTAAATCTTTAGTTAAAGAAATCATATTGTCCTCTCATTATCAAGTAACTCTCTGATTCTTCTAACAGTTTCATTTTCTTCCTTGTGATCTATACAAGAGTGCTTATAGATCCTAAGAAGATGTGTTAATTCAAGATCTCCTACTTTAACAAGTTCTCCCCTACTCTCGCTGTAGTATTCTGTATCTAATATTACATCTATATCGTAGGGCAATTTTCTGTTTGAGATCTTATGTTCTATTTCAAGGATTTCTCTAATTTTCATCATTTAATCTCCTTTCAATACAACTAGGTATTCCATTCGGATATTTAATAGCTGTTACAAAATTATTACGATCCTCATAGTCAGTAATCATTTCAAGACAAGTTCTTATATCGTGATCTTGCCTAAAACCATATTTAAGCATGAGTTCTGTTATTACTAAGTTAGTTGATCTAGACATATATCCCCCTAGCACTTTGTGCTGATTTTGTGTAAATTTCTAGAGATCCCTTTGGATCCCAGTATTTATCTCTCTCTATTCTAGGAACATTACCAGAGTTCATTTCCTCTATTTCAGCTAGAGATACATAACCGAGTTCTGGAAAGCCTAAGCCTAAGTCGCAAAGGCCAAAGAGAAGTTTCTCTCCCCCTCTGTAATGTATCTCGCTTATAAGCCAAGTAGCATTACCGAAGGGTGTAAATAGTTTTAGATAAGGTTTATCTACACTAGGATCGCCTGTATTGCGATTAAGTTTATCTTCTATTTCTTTAGTTATAAGTTTCATAGTTACCCCCATTTATCGTATGTCTTTTCTACTTGTAAAGGATCATACTTATTAATTTCATTAGTTTCTTCATCTAAGAAAACAACTAAACCTTCTTTAGTAAATCCAAGACAAGATCCGAAGATCGTTGTCCCTTTTACTCTTACTCTATCGCTAATTCTATAATCAATCATTTTACCCCCTCTATATAATTAGTTTCTTCATGTTCAGCAGTAAGTTTTTCTTCACTATATTTTTTTTGATAACTTTTAATACTGCTACTAACCTTTTTTAAAGAATTTTCAACTCGTTTCAAATTAGAACAAAGTTGTTTTTGTCTTTTCAAAAGATTTTCTTCTCTTTTAAGCAGTTTAGTATAGTTAGTATGAACACGATTTTTTCTCAACTTAGATTTAGCATTTGCTTCCTCAATGGCTTTTCTTGATTTATCAATATAGCCATTTTCAAATACCATCTTCGTGATTCGCCATTCAATAGTCGCATGATTAGCATTGTGAGGTTTCTCTCTAGTGAAACATCTACATTTATAATAATGAATACAATGACCTAAATCGTGGACTAAATCAGACCAACCCTTTGAAGTATTAATCCAAACTTTAATATCTCCATATCTTTCGTATGTTGTATATCTATTGCCAGTAAGTTCTTTTTCAAAAACTAACTTGCCTTTGAATTTAGGAAACTCTTGCCTAAATGCTTTTCGCCAGACTTGTTTAGCAATGTTGTAATCTACCTTTTCTGCTATCTCGCTACGACTTGCAAATCTGATAGGAAAACCATGTAACTGCCAAAGGTCATTAATCTTGTTATACCAAGAAAGTGATTCAGCACTATTCATTATTCACCCCCCTTTTTATTGGTCCAAATTAAAGTTGTTTTTTCTTCGCCATTTTCTAAGATCTCAACTCTTTCTAATTTAGAAGAAACTTTCGGGTGCATACTTGCAATAACTTTTTCCTCATCATCTAAAGTCCACAAATCTATCCAACTATTTTGTATCAAACAGAATTGTCTATAAGATATTGTAGGTTTATATATTCTTATTGTTTTCATGAGTAAACCCCCTGTAATTTGACCTGTGTCGGTCTTTTGTAAAATCCGAACTTCTTATCCTTATCAGATCTTTCTATCTTCGCCATGAAGCTGATATGAGATCCTACGAGGTCTTTTCCTTCATCTCCTAAGTAGAATTTAGGGAATTGAAATGTTGAATCATCGGCATCTATTAAAAGTCTTTCTACAGATCTAGGTAATGTTCCCCACAGTAGATAACCATCTTTAGATTTAATAATCATTTTTAAAGAACTACCGAATTCGTGATCGTGCCACTTAACTGATTTAATAGTTCCTTCTACTTCAACCCTATCTTTACAAATAGGAACAGGTTTAGCTTCATCTCTTTCTTTTCTCCATGTCTGAAACTGTTCTAAAAGCTGTGGATATTTTTCGTAATATCTATCAAAAATCTGATCTACAGTTTCTAATTGTTTCTCAGTTAAGATACTTTCATTTTTAGCTTCTATTACATACTTGCCGAAAACCTTGTGTAAGATGTCTCTAGCTAGATAAAGATTAGCTGAATTAATCCTAGCGATAATATTATCTATATTAGATTCATCTTCTCGCATGACATTTCTTTTACGAACATCGTACTCTGGAAGATCCTTACCACTCCTTAACCAAATATCGTGGTATTTATCAAGGGCATTATTAAGTGCTTCAATATATTTAACGCACTCGTTATAAAACTCCTCGTAATGAGGTTTCTCAAATTTAAGATCCTCTATCCAAGCAAGAGTTTCCTGTCGCTTACCAGTAGAAGCTGTATTGTAATCAGCTAATTCAGTAGCAGGATTTATAGCTAGAGATTCGGAAGGGTCATTAATTTTGATATAGTTTTCGGCTTTTTGAACAGATTGTAGATAATCTTTGCCGAGATTTTTTATATGAACAAATCTATTTCCATAATAAGGATCAGATCTGTCTATCCAATAAAGGGCATATAATTTATTTACACCCTTTACAATATAATTTTTTTCATTTGTATTATTCATTTTTACTCCTATCAAATGCACACTTTTTTGTGTGTGTGTCCACATTTTAAGCTAAAACGATTAATAATGTCTAGTCCAATAAGGAATAATGCTAGGGATCTTAAAATGGTAAATCATCATCATTTTCAGAAATTTCTGTAGATCTACACCACAATTCTTTAGCATACTTCTGTCCGAAGTCAGTTTTTAGGCCATAATGTGCGAAAAACGCAGGCTCAGAGCCAAACTTAGTATGTAGTTGTGTATGATGAAACATACAAAGGGGTATTACTTGATCATCTCCACTTTTTAACGACATTCCTCGCTTACCATCGCTTGGCTTTAGTAAATGATGTGCTTGTATTACTTTATCGTGAGTATAAAACCCTGCCTTACAGATAGAGCAAGGCAAGGATTTTACATATTTTAGATGATCTATATTTTCTATTCGGCGATTAAAAGGGTGCTCTGCTACCCTCATCGTCTTGTTTAGTTTCGCCTTCTTCATCTTCTCTTACCTGTAATTGAACACCAGTCCACTCTTGACCAGTATCTCTTACATTTCGCCAAAATGCAGCTTTATAAGTCGTATTGTTAAATGTAATGTTACCATACATATCTGGCGACTTATCGTTTTGCTTATCTTCTTGTGCTACAAGATGAAGTAGTCCACCTGAGATAGATAGTTCATACTTCTTTTCATTAGTATTTGGATTGGTATATTCAAGAATAGAAGCATATCTATCTGTTCCTTCTATTTTAATCTTGCCCTTCCTTACTACTTTTACATCTTTCTCATGCCAAAGACTTCCTTGACCTTCATTCAATTCAAATTTCTCCATTTATATTCTCCTTATTTTTTAATAAACGAAATTCATATCCTTTGCCACCCACAATTCTTCGTTTAGGACAGGGATCAAAATTGAGATCTCTATCAATTCCAAACTTTTCTCTGCGGTCAGCTTTCCTAAGATTTCTTATGGAAGCCGATATACTTGGCTCGCCATAAAAAACCCCAGTCTTTTCCTTGATAAGTTGTTGTAGATCCCAGTAAGTCCACCAACGATCTCCTTTATGCATACAAATATATACACACTCATCAAGAGTAAATTTTTTAGGCATTATAGATCCCTAAAAGTTTTGATAATGCAGTCTTACTTGACCCATTAGCGATTTCACTAGCCTTTAAGATCACTTCTTTATTAGCTTTAAAGAAATCTTTATGCTCATCTTGTGGATCTTCAACCCCTAGTTTTTCTCTAAGTTTTTTCACTAGTGGATCTTCTCCTACAAAGATACCCATTTCTTCGCCCTCAGCAGAAACTAAAGTGTATTTAGTCGGCTCTGGGGCAGGTGCTTTATTATTAATAGCATTATCAACTTCAAAGGCACTAGCATATTCTCCACCATGAATACCAAGATTTGCTAAGGCTCTGCCGATAGCAGATGTTTCGCAGTTTTCTAGAGCAGATGTTTTATTAACCATTCCAACTCCTCTAAATTCTTCTGCAAATCCTGTAGCAATTTGTTCCCAGTTACCATTCTGATATATAAAAATAGTAGCCTTCATACATACTCTATCTAGATCAGCATTAAGGATTTCTGTAACGATATTTACATCACTCCCAAACACTTCTCTAAAAATAGACACACGAGTAGCAACAGTTGTGTACCATTTACCACTTACATTAACCTTAAAAGGTTTCTTATCTTCAAGATCTGAGATCTTTTGGATAGCTTCATTCAATAAATTTTTCATTTATATTCTCCATATTTTTTTAGCTTCCGATTTTAATTCCCCACTCCATATCCAATTATCAAAGTCTGGCATTATTATCTTAGCTAATTCATTTTTATCGTCAGATATAGATAAGAACTTTTGAATTGCTTCTCCACCTCTAATCAATATCTCAACATTTTTTTCAATATTATCAATCGTAAAACTATGCACTTCGCTTTTATACTTAGTACAGTAGATATAATCAATAACAGCTTCTTTACAACCAGTTACATAGGCATACATAGACACCTGTAGATTATGGTTGATTTTTGCACTAGAGGTTAAACGAGCAGTCGTTTTAATATCTCTAACACAGTCTTTATATTTCAGATCCAAAAACCCCTTGATTGGAATAGGCAATCTTGGATCTTCCAAATAAACTTCTTCTTGATAAGTTTCTATTGGCTTATCAATTCCTTTGTAATGTTCCACAGCAGTTGCAATATATTGTGGGACTAAGGCAATCTCTTTATTAAATTTAACATCATCTACTTCAAACCCCTTCTCTCTAGCAAGTCTTGCCATTTCATTCATACCCTCTATGGCTTCTTCTTGTACAGTAGTAAGACTTTTTCTACTGGGTTGATTAGGTAACATACCGAAATATTTACCTACTCCATTATCAGTTTGTGTTCCTCTCCAAGCTGCAGGACTAGCCATATCTCTATATTTGTATAGATATGTAAGGATCCATTTAGAAGGGTTACTAAACCAAGTGTTGATAGATGAAGCAGATAGATGCTGAATGTCAAAGTTTTCAAATACTTCTTTCATATTATTCTCCTTGCATTAGATCTTGTAATTAAACTAATGCATTGTTTTTCAATTAAAAGCTAATTATAATCCCTTTATGGAATAAAAACAGGAGTAGTATCTCTAAGGACCATAGGGCAGAAATCTAATGAAACTAAGACAATATTTAACAGACAAAGAACACACGCAACAGTCATTCATTGACGAAGTAGAAATGGCTACAGGCCAAAAGATCCCACAAGGAACATTAGCTAAGTGGATATTAGGTGTACGAATACCACGAAAAGATGAAATGCACTTAATATTTAATATTACAGAGGGGCAAGTCCAACCAAACGACTTTTATGGAATAGATCCCAAGAATACAGGATCATAAATGAAGATTGGGTTTACCTGTGGGGCATTTGATCTTTTACACGCAGGTCATGTTGTTATGTTAAAAGAAGCAAAACAGAACTGTGATTATTTAATAGTCGGATTACAGACAGATCCTACATTAGATAGGCAAGAAAAAAATAAACCTATTCAGTCTATGTATGAAAGATACATACAGCTACAGGCCATAAAATATATAGATGAAATAATCCCTTATGATACTGAAAAAAGTTTATTAGATTTGTTAGAAAGTACACCGATCAATATTAGATTTGTAGGCGAAGATTATGAAAATAGATCCTTTACTGGCGAAGGTTGGGGAGAAACATATTACACTAGCAGAAAGCACTCTTTTTCTTCTACTGATTTAAGAGAAAGAATTAAAAAGGATAAGGCAAGAATATGAAAATAAAACAAACTAAATTAAAAGATCTCAAACCATACGAAAAAAACCCTAGATTACATTCAGAATTACAGATAACACAAATCGCTACATCTATAAGTGAGTTTGGGTTTATTAATCCAATACTAGCAGATGAAAATAATATGATCCTCGCAGGACATGGACGATATTTAGCATCGGAAAAATTAGATCTAGATAAAGTTCCAGTAGTTGTAGTAGAGGGTTTAAGTGAAGCACAAAAGAAAGCATTAGTTATAGCAGATAATAAGATTGCTTCAAACTCTGAATGGGACGAAGATCTACTGTGGGAAGAAATAAGAAAACTAAACGAACTAGGATTTGATATTAATAAACTTGCATTTGAAGAAATGGAGGTGCTTCCTATGATAGATCCTAATGTTGTAAACGACCTTACTGGCGAATGGGAAGATATGCCAGAATTTACAGAAGATGATAAGACAGCTTTTCGCACAATTCTCGTTCACTTTACCTGTGAAGAAGATGTGGACAAGTTTAGCAAATTAGTAAAACAATCTTTTACTGATAAAACTAAATTTATGTGGTATCCAGAGCAAGAAAATATGGACACCGAAGCCAAGAGATATGACTAACTCTCCACAATTCCCTTTATATATCCCAAGCAAAACAAGATACGATTCTAATTTTACAGCTAAGTATTTAGATTATATGGGAGTGCCTTACAGATTAGTGGTAGAAGAACAGGAATATTATTTATATTTAAGTGCTATAGGAGATCGTAAAAAACTACTGGTATTAGATAACTCATACAAAGACAAATACGACTACTGCGACGATTATGGGACTGATAAACCTACTGGATCTGGTCCTGCAAGAAACTTTATTTGGGAACACTCTATAAGTGAAGGGCATAAATATCATTGGATCATGGACGATAATATTAGATCTTTTAGAAGGTTAAATAAAAATGAAAAAGTAAAAACAAGTAATGGTGGGATCTTTAAAGCTATGGAGGATTTCACTTTACGATATAAAAATGTAGCTATGTCTGGCCCTAATTATTATATGTTTGCACCTGCTAGGCAAAAAGCTAAACCATTTCAAGTAAATACTAGGATCTATAGTTGTAATTTTATTAGAAATGATTTGCCTTTTAGGTGGAGGGGTAGATATAACGAAGATACAATTTTATCTTTAGATCTACTAAAAAAAGGATATTGCACAATTCTCTTTAATGCTTTCTTACAAGAAAAAATAGTAACGCAAACAGTAAAAGGTGGTAACGAAGAATTATATGCACAAGGAACATTAGATAAATCACGAATGCTTGTAGCAGAACACCCAGATGTATCACGACTTACATGGAAATTTGGCAGACACCACCACCATGTAGATTATTCAAAATTCATAAAAAACAACAAGCTAGTTCGTAAAAATGATAAAGTCAGTAGGGGAACAAATGACTATGGTATGCAACTAAAAAGACAGGTATGAATGTTCTAGTTACAGGTGGCGCAGGATTTGTGGGATCTCATCTTTGCGAAAGACTAAGGCAAATAGGTTGTCAAGTTTGGAGTTTAGACAATTATTTCTCTGGGTCATACGATAATCATGTTCAGGGTGTTACTTATCTAGCAGGAGAAACTAAAGATATATCTAAGATCTTTAAAGATATTCCTATAGATATTGTTTATCACTTAGGGGAATACGCAAGAGTTGAGCAATCTTTTGAAGATATAGGGATCTTATTTAAGCTGAATTGGGAGAGTATATATTCTGTATTAGATTTTGTGAGATCTAAAGAATGTAAAATTGTTTATAGTGGATCTAGCACTCGCTTTGCTGACGAATATCCAGATGATCTTATGTCCCCTTATGCTTATGTGAAAAAAGCAAATGCTGATCTTGTTAAGACATATTGTGATTGGTTTGACTTAGATTTTGCTATTACATATTTTTACAATGTCTATGGTCCTAGAGAGATCTCAGAAGGAAAGTATGCTACAGTTATTGCGAAGTTTATTAAGCTAAAAAAAGAAGGTGCAAAGAGTTTACCAGTAACAGCACCCGGCACTCAAAAGAGAAATTTTACAGATGTAAGGGATATTGTTAATGGCTTAGTAATTGTTGGGCAGAAAGGCAAAGGCGATAATTATGGAATAGGTGCAGATGAAAGCTATTCTATTCTAGACTTATGTAAAATCCTTAAATTAAAACCAGAATTACAACAGGCCAAGCAAGGTAATCGTATGTCTGCCCCAGTAATGTCTGATCGCACTAAGGATTTAGGGTGGGAACAAAAACATAAATTAAGCGATTATCTTAACTGGGAACTTTATTAATATGAAATATGAACAGAGCAAAGAAATCACAAAGGACTTTTTCCAGTTTAGTCCGAATGCCTTATCAAGATGCTATCGCAGTAGCATTACATACTCACGACTATCACTTAGAAATGGCTCATAAGGGAATTGACCCAGACTTTCATATCCGACAGGCTCGCAGATTAAAAGACTGGATCGTAGATCAGAAAGATTACATAGTCGCTATAGAAAAAGATCAATCAAAATTATAATCGCCCCAATTCTCGCTTTCTGCTTCTCCTTCGTATGCTTCAAAACTATGCTTATCTAAGTTATATCTGAACTTTGCTTCTCCTATTTTTCCATAAAGATCCTGTTCTCTTATCTTTCTAGTAATTACTCTCGTAGAGTTCTCGTCAAAATCTCTATGTACTGTAAGAACTGCGTCAGCTTGGTTGTGCCAATGTGCTGCACCACTTATATCGTAAGCAGTAGGTGGTTGATAACCCCCATCTGTAGCTTTAGGCAACTTAGTAGGGTGTGCAACTACCCATGTAATAACTTCATAGATCCTAGAAAATCGTTTACACAGCGATATAAAATCTCGTATATGCTCATCTTCTCTTTGGTTATTACCCCTTATAGCAGAAACTTCGTTATATGGATCTATAACCAAGCCTTTAACTCCATACTTATAAACTGCTGATTTAGCAATATTAAGTATTAGTTCTACACTAGGAATAGCATCTCTAGTTTCTATAAAGTAAAAATGATTATGTATAAAATCTAAGCCACGATTAAGTTCAGCAGGTGTCATTCTTTCTGCAAAACCCTCGTCAAAAGATTTTTCTAAAAACATTTGTATCAATCGCCTAATATGCATTGAGGTTGAATGTTCTGGAGAAAAGATTGCAAATTTTAGATCTTCTTTTAATGCTAAATTTATAAGGATCTGATCTAAAAATATTGATTTACCATGATTTGGAATACCTGTAATAACAGAGAAAGTTCCAGACATAACTTTATAAATATCATCTAAACCCTTTAAGCCGATCTCTATTGGTCTTTCATAGTTACCCTCATATAGATCGTGTATGCTTTCGTGGTAGTCATTAACTGTGTAAAGGCCATCTATCGGATAAGGTGTTGCAGAGTTTACAACTTCTATCAGTTTTTGTGGTCCATGCTTAACTAATATATCGTTAGCATCTTTACAGTTATCTGGTGTTTGTACATACCAACATATATCTTTACCAAATCTATGTAGCAATTCTTTATGATGTGCTTTTCCTGCTTCGTCATTATCAGTAAATAAGATTACTTTCTTAGCTACTAAAGGACAATTTTCAAGTGCTTTATATCTAGCATCATCTTTATCTCCCTTAAACTCTTTAGGTGCGCCATTAGGCAGAGTAGTAGCATTAGTAAAACCGACCTCAGCTAGTGCTAAGACATCAATCTCGCCTTCGGTAAAGATTACAATTTCATCTTTGCAAACTCTATCGTAGTTATAGATTATTGACTTAGCATTAGCAGACTGCCTAAATTGTTTATCTGCTGTTCTATATTTAATATTAGTGAGATCTCCATTTGCGTCAAAGTATTGAAAGCCAAACCACTTGTTTTCTTCAAAAACTTTAAACTTCACATAAGTTTCCCTAGAAATACCACGATCTTTAAAATATGTCTGTAACACACTTGTATTAGATTTCTTAACTTCTGGTGGATCTGGTCTTTTGTAAGTTGGCTTTGGTATAGGGCGATAAATCCCCCCAGTCCTTCTTCCACCAGTCCATTCACAATGGTGACATTTCCACACTACTCCCTCAGAACTTATCGTAACTGATAGAGGTCTATCCTTAGCATTGTGTGGAGGTTGGCATTGTGGACACTTAGTTTTCTTAGTTCCTTCTGATGTATCAGAAAGTTTAATTGCATTTTCATTTAAGATTTCATATATATCCATTTCATTACCCCGCTAAATTATTTTTGGATTTTAATTTTTCTTTAGGTCCGATTACATTACCTACTTCATCAAGTTCAAAGTAATCCAACCACCTCTCTTGATTAAGCCAAGTAGTTGGGTGCGGTATAAATCTTTCCTCTGTTCCTATATTATCTCGTGCAAAAAGATTTGTACTATAAAGGATCTTTGAATAATGTTTTTCATCAAATTTATGGAAAGACTTAGACGCAGTCTTTCTGCCAATCCTTCTTGGATATATTTTCCAAAACTCTATAAAACTATCACTATCAGTATTAGTTTTAGTTTTATCTTTAGTATTAGAGGTATCTGAGGACACTAGGCTCTGATCGTTTGAGATACTAGGATCATCAGAGATACCACCTAAGGTCAGATGATATTTATTAGAGGTATATCCCCCATGTTCTGCAATCCTATGCTCTATTCTCAAATAGCCAAGTTCTTCAAACTCTTTGATAGCTAACCGAACACCCTTAGTTGTTTTCAGGCCAATTATCTTTGCGATATGTGAATAAGAAGGGTAACAAGTTCCTTCCTCATCTGCATAGTTACTTAAAATGACTAAGATGAATTTCTTAGTCGGTGTCAAGCCATTAATTTTCAATGCTTGATTTAGACATTCAATACTCATAATTATTTCCTCGCTTATTTTGTGTCAAAGAAACAACTATAACTTGGGACTTCCCAATTTGGAATATTAGAATTTAATTTTGTTTATCTTTTCTCTCTCAGAAAGTTCATATTTAGATCTAGTTTCATTATTCATTTCTATAACTTTATCTAATAAATTTAAAGATCCCTCAGCATAATTAGATATAGCCAAAATATCTTTCGGTAAACAAGCACCCCCAAACCCAAACTTACCATCTGGACCTGGCACTTGTGTTTGTCCTTCTCCTATTCTTTCATCTGATTCTAATGCTTTCCTAATAACCTCAAAATCCATATACTTTTTATCAGCTAACTTAAACAACTCATTAAAGAAAGTTATTTTTGTGGCAAGATACGCATTAGAAAAATACTTAATCATAGATGCTTCATAAACTGTTGTTCTTTGGTATCTAAAATGAATAAATTTACCCCTCTCTGTATGTTTAAAATATTTAATCGTCTTTTCTAAATGGTCTATTACAAAATTAACTGCGTTAGGATAGCCACCTAATACTTGTAATGGCCTACATAGTAAATCTTCCCAAGCATTATTCTCTCGTAAGAACTCTGGGTAATATACAAATCTGTATTTGAGATCTTCATCTTTAGATCTATCAAGCAAATCAAAAATTTTATCTGGAGTAATCGTAGATTTAAGCACTATTACACCCTTGTAAATCGGCTCTAAGCGATTAATTACATCTTCTACTATAGATATATCAACATCTCCATTTGATAGCATAGGAGTAGGCACACAAATATAAACAATCTCTGGCCCAAACTTTAGTAATCCTTTGTAATTATTTTCTGGGTTTGTTTTGGGATCTATTACATATATAGGAGATTTCTTTCTACCGATCTTAGCTTTAGTATTAAAAAACTTGAAATATGTATCTCCAACAAATCCTCTACCTATAATTCCGATCTTCATTTAATAATCCTTTTAATTTTCCATTGATCTTTTTTAACTATCCTCTGACAACGCAATTTACCACAAACTAATGCAGTCCAATCAAAGTGATACACCCTAGTTTCTCCCTCACAGTAAGGACATTGAATTTGAGATCCCTTTTTTTTAGCTCTAGAATTTTTATCTACAGCAACCCATTGTTCTTTCATATTTAATCTTCTTCTTCTGAATTACGATCTTTGTATCTGCGTCTTTTCATTTCATCAACCATTATTGATGATTCCCATGCAAACCAACCCATGAATATTGTAATAATTAAAGATACAACGCAATTTAATATCTCCATATCTAATGGTAACTCTTTTAATCCCATAATGGAATAAATATTTAGATTATTAACAGATCCTTTGTATTCTGGTGCAATTTGGAATATTATTGTGAGAATTATTGAGAATTTATGGCTAAGAAAACGACTAACAGAAAAATAACCCCAACTTTAAAAACTAAAATGCGTAATGAATTTGTGCAAGGAGTAGTTAAAGATGAGGTTAGAACATATCCGACACTAGATCAGATTAAAAGTCAGTATAAGGTGGCTCAATCTACTCTATATAGAATAGCCAGAGAAGATAGTTGGAAGATCCAAAGAGAGCAATTTCAAACAGAGTTAGCAGAAAAGCTAGATGCCCAAAGAACTAAAGATCTAGTTAGTAGGGCAAAAAGATTTGATGATCAAAGTATAAGCCTTGCTACTGCTTTGTATTCTACTGTGGGTCAAGTTATAACAAAAAACAATGCTGATATACAAAGTGGAAAAGAAGGTCTAAAACCTTCACAGCTTAACGCACTAGCTAATACAGTAGTTACAGCACAACGATTAGCTAAGTTAGCATTAGGAGAAGCAACAGATAATATAAATGCAACAGTCAATGAAAACACCGACAGCTTCAGACGAGCTATGGAATTGCTTGACCAAGTTGAAGACTACCGCAGAAGCGAAAGCGATACAACTACGCACTGATTGGCTATCTACAGCGAGGGATAAGCAACTACCACCGAAAGATAGTGATTACTATGTATGGTTAATTCTTGCAGGTAGAGGTTGGGGCAAGACTAGAACAGGTGCGCAGGATATTGCTCTCTATGCACTAAGAAACCCAAACACTATATCAGCAGTAGTAGCACCGACACATGGAGATCTCAGAAGAGTTTGTTTTGGTGGTCCTTCTGGTCTGAACTCTATAATCCCCAAAGAGTGTATGAGTAGCGAAAGAGATCAGAAGGGCTACTCTGTATCTACTAGCGAGATCCGATTATTTAATGGATCTAAAATAGTAGGTTATGCAGCTATAGAGCCAGAAAGACTTAGAGGGCCACAATTCCATAGAGCATGGTGCGACGAACTTGCAGCTTGGAGATACCCAGAAGCATTTGATCAGCTTATGTTTGGTCTAAGACTTGGAGATGATCCGAAGTGTGTAATTACTACAACACCTAAGCCAACCAAAATAATTAGAGATCTAGTAGAAAGAGAAGATGTAAAAGTAGTCAGTGGTAACACATTTGAAAACCAAGAGAACTTAGCAGAAAGCGCATTAGCTATGCTTAAAGATAAATATGAAGGAACTACACTTGGAAGGCAAGAATTATATGCGGAAATAATAGAAGCTATAGAAGGTGCATTATGGTCACCAAAGCTAATAGAAGAAGCTAGATTGTCAAAAGATACAGAAAGAGATCTCACTCAAATTATTGTTGCGATTGATCCTGCGGTAACAGCTAATGACAATAGTGATGAGACAGGGATCTTGGTGGTTGGAAAAGATCACAAAAACGAGTATTATGTATTAGAAGATCTGAGTGGTAAGTACACACCAGATAAGTGGGCCAAGCAATCTATAAATGCTTTTTATGATTGGGGAGCAGATAGAATAGTTGCAGAGGTCAACAATGGTGGAGACTTGGTAGAACGACTTATACGCAATATAGATCCTAATGTGTCTTACAGATCAGTTAGAGCCACAAGAGGAAAGATAGTACGAGCCGAGCCAATCTCTGCATTATATGAACAGAGGAGAGTTCATCATTTAGGATTTTTTGAAGAACTTGAATCGCAGATGTGCTCCTACACAGGAGAGGTGGGTCAAGGCTCACCAGATAGGCTAGATGCTTTAGTATGGGGTTTAACTGAACTGAGTAAATCTAGAGGAACTGTAAATTGGAGAATTAGCTAATGGCAATATTAGATAACATTAGGAACTTCTTTACTGGACAAGATGAGCCAGAAAAGAAGATGGAAGGACGAGTAGCACAATATTTCGGTGTTGGACCAACACATAAAAATTACAAGTATGAAGATCTAGCTAAAGAAGGCTATCTAAAAAATGCAATAGTCTTTCGTTGTGTTAATGAGATCTCTAGTGGGGCAAGTGCTGTTAAATACCAACTCTTTAATGGAGATGAGGAATTAGAATACCACCCCTTAATTAATCTTTTAGATAGGCCAAACCCTTTACAAAGTAACTTTGAATTTATGAAGGCTCTATCTAGTTATCTTTTATTATCTGGTAATACATACATATTAAAAACAGGTGCAGAAAATCAAGCACCTAAAGAACTTCATCTACTGCGCCCAGATAGAATGAAAATTAAAGGATCTGGAAAAGCAATACCAGAGAGATACGACTATATTATAGATGGAAAAGTAAAAGCATCTTATCCAGTAAACCCAGTTAATGGTAATTCAGAAGTTAAACATATCAAGCTATATAACCCAATGGACGACTTATATGGTTGCTCTCCTTTGTCAGCTGCAGCAGTAGAAGTAGATCAACATAATCTTTCCTCGCAACATAATATTTCTCTGTTAAATAATGGAGCAAGGCCAAGTGGAGCAATCGTATTTAAGGCAACTGACGATAGTGGATTTGCAGTAAATCTAACAGATAGCCAAAGACAACAACTTATTACAGATCTTAATAAAAGATTTACAGGAGTAGCAAATGCTTCTCGCCCTATGTTATTAGAAGGAGATTTTGATTGGAAAGAGATGGGACTATCTCCAAAAGATATGGACTTTATGAATTTAAAACACATGGCTACTACAGATATAGCACTTTGTTTCGGTGTGCCTTCTCAGTTAGTAGGAGTTCCAGATAGTCAAACCTATGCTAATGTTGCAGAAGCTAGACTTGCACTATACGAAGAAACAATAATCCCACATATTAAACAAATAGAAAGTGATCTAAACGAGTGGCTAGTGCCTATGTTTGATGAAAGATTACGACTTAAATTTGATATTGATGGTATTCCTGCACTAGCAGAAAGAAAAAGAAAGATCTATGAAAATATAACAAGTGCAGTTAGAGAAGGGATTATGACTAGAAATGAAGCTAGATCCCAAATCGGCTTAGAAGCAGTAGAAGGTGGAGATGATATATTCATAAGTGCAACACTTTTCCCACTCGGTGACAGCGATGTTCCACAGCCTAAAAACCCTATTTCAGAAAGTGAAGTAGAGGGATATGAAGAAGAAGCTATGGAAGATGATAAGGTTGAAGATCTATTGCAAGACTATTTTAAGATGGATAAGGCTCTATCAGATATAGACTTTACCCCAACAGATGGAATGAAAGCCGAAGCACAAAGAGGTTTAGACTGGCGAAAAGAATATGGAAGAGGTGGAACATCTGTCGGTATGGCTAGAGCCAATCAGTTAATTAGAAAAGAAAGTCTATCGCCAAATACAGTGAAAAGAATGTATAGCTTTTTCTCTAGGCACGAAGTAGATAAACAAGCAGAAGGATTTAAACCAGGCGAGAAAGGATTTCCAAGTAATGGAAGAATAGCTTGGGCACTTTGGGGTGGCGATGCAGGATTTAGTTGGGCCAAGAAGAAATGGAATCAAATACAAAACGAAAGTAAAGATTTAGAAATATATGACGATATACATATAGAAGCCGAAGAAGATATTAAGGCTCTATCTGGTGCAGTTAAAGAAGGACTACAAAAGAAGGTAGATGATCATAATGAGAAATATGGAGATAACAAAACTAAAAGAGCAACACTTAGAATGTTAGAAGCAGTATTTCGTAGAGGAGTTGGTGCATACAGGACCAATCCTAGTTCAGTTCGCCCCTCAGTAAGATCTCCAGATCAGTGGGCATATGCTAGAGTTAATTCATTTCTATTTGCATTAGGCAAGGGCAAATTTAGAGGTGGAAAGCACGATACTGATTTATTTCCGAAGGGACACCCCTTGTCTAGCAAAGATTAATGCGAGAGAGCAAAAGACTTGACCAAGCAAGAAGGGGTAGAGTTAATGCTCTAAGAGATCACGCACAACAACGCAGAGTAAGAGATAACCTAGAAAGAAGGTTAGCAAAAAATCTTAAAACACTATTTAGAAAGTTTATGAATACAGAATTGTATTTATTCAGAGAGTATGGTGTTTGGGATCCAGATGTAGCTAGAGAGCATTTAGAAGAAGATTTTATCCCAGTCCTTACAGTACATTTAAGAAAACTTTTTCAGATGGTATGGACTAATGAAGAAGCTAAAGTAACACAAGGTAAACAAATGTCTGTAGATGTAAGAGTATTTAGACAACAAAGGGACATAGTAGAGTTGGTAGATAGATATTTTAATGGTAGAGCATTAATTCTAGCTAATGTTACAGCAAGAATGGCACAAGCTATAGATGATCTAATTAGAGAAGGTAAAGAAGAAGGGATCTCAAATTATCAAATAGCTAGAAATATACAAAATACTTTTCCTAGCATTATTTCGGCTAGAGCAAATCTAATAGCTAGAACTGAAACACATAATGCAGCAGGTTATGCAGCCGATGTTTATTATGACGCACTTAGAAATGTTACAGGCCAGAATATGATGAAGAAGTGGGTATCTACAGGAGATGAAAGGACCAGAGAAGCACACAGAGAAGCAGGAGCAGGTAAACCAATTCCAATGGACGAGGACTTTATTGTGGGTGGTGCACCCATGAAATATGCAGGAGATCCGAGAGGTGGATTAAAGAATACAATAAACTGTAGGTGCACAGTTGTATATGTTGATCAACGAGATGTTGTGGAATAGTCGGATTACATATACCATATATAGTTATTATGTGCTACGATTTATGCAAAGTTTTATTTATTTTTAGGAGTAAACATGGAACAAACCGATAAGATGTCCTCAGTAATAGAAAAACTGAAAGACAAAATTGACGAATCGGTTATTGAAGATCAAGAAGATTGCAAAGGCAACGACCAAAAAGAAGAAGTAAGGCGAGATGTCTTTACTACAGAAGAAGAAGCAGTAGATAGAGCCAAAGAAATTGGTTGTGTAGGATTTCATACACACGATGAAGATGGCCAAAAGGTATTTATGCCCTGTAAAACACACGAAGATTATACAGAAGCTACTGGTATGGAATTGTCTGGCTATGGATATGGAAAACCTAAAAAACCTAAAAAAGAAGATCTAGCAAATCACAGTATAAAAACAGATCTCAAATCAATAGATAGTGATAGTACAGAATATGGCTACTTTGAAGGCTATGGGTCAGTCTTTGGTAATACTGATCTTGGTAATGATGTAATACAAAAAGGTGCATTTAGAGAAAGTCTTAAAAATAGAGAAGCAAAAGAAGTCAAACTTTTATATCAACATAAGTCCGATATGCCGATAGGTGTTTTTGATGAGATCGTAGAAGATGATCATGGACTTGTTGTAAAAGGTAGATTGGCCCTTAAAACACAAGCAGGGCAGGAAGCATACGAACTATTAAAGATGGGCGCACTAGATGGCCTATCAATAGGATTTAAAATAAATCCAAAAAAAGTTTCTTACGAAGATCGTGGTCAAAAGCGAATCTTAAAGGAAGTTGATCTAATGGAGGTATCTTTAGTAACTTTCCCTATGAATCCACAGGCAACTGTGACACAGGTAAAGGGACAAGATCTTTCTGTTAGAGAATGGGAAAAAGAACTGCGCGATGCTTTTCAGTTATCTCGTTCAGAAGCAAAAGTGGCTGCAGGTGCAATCCATAAATCTCTTAATCAGCGAGAAGTTGAAGTTAAAGAGGTTGATATAGTAGATGCTATGAATAAATTAAACTATAACCTTAAAAATCTTATAAACAGGAGATGAATATGTCGGAAGATGTAAAAGCTGTTATTCAAGAATTCGGAAATACTTTTGAAGAATTTAAAAAAGTAAATGACGAAAGAATTGATAACATTGAAAAAGGTCTTAGTTCATCTGATCAAGATGCCAAACTAGAAAAGATAGAAGCGAAGCTAGACAGTCTAGAGGATATTAATCAGAAGCTAACTACGGCCAACGAGTCTGCTGAAAATATGAAATCTAAAGTGGAAGAGCTAGAAGCGGTCATTACTAGACCAAATTCTGGATTTGAAGCAAAACAGGTTGACGATTTCAGACAGGCATTTGATGCTTACTGCCGAAAGGGTGCTGACAAGCTAACCCCAGAGGAAGTAAAAGCATTAACTGTGAGTAATGATTCTACAGGTGGTTATTTAGCACCACCAGAGTATGTCAGAGAGCTGTTAAAAGCAGTTACTGAGATCTCTCCAATTAGAAGCATTGCTAGAGTAAGATCCACAGGCCAAAGATCAATACAAGTTCCTAAAAGAACTGGTCAATTTTCGGCTCAGTGGGTTGCGGAAAGTGGGACTAGATCAGAAACAACTGGTTGGACAGTCGGCTTAGAGGAAATTCCTTGCCACGAGCATTATGCTATGGTGGATATTTCTGAGCAAGACTTAGAAGATACAGTCTTTGATTTAGAATCAGAAATGCAATCTGAATTTGCAGAGCAATTTGCAAAAGCAGAAGGTGCTGCATTCGTTAGTGGTAACTCTGTAGGAAAACCAGAAGGGATCTTAACCAACTCAAGTGTTGGTGAAGTAGTATCTGGTAATGGTACAGCACTACTAGCAGATGGTCTTTTAAGCCTAGTTCATGGCATTAAGTCTGAATATGGTAGAAATGGTAAATTTGTTTTCAATAGATCTACCTTAGCTGCGATTAGAAAGCTAAAAGACACAGCAGGTCAATATGTATTCCAAGCAGGTATGTCGCTTCAAGCAGGAGTTCCTAACACTATATTAGGTTATCCATATATTGAAGCATCTGATATGCCAGATGTTGGTGCAGGAGCATATCCAATCGTATTTGGAGACTTCAACAGAGCATATATGATCGTAGATAGGGTGGCTATGGCTGTATTAAGAGATCCATACACACAGGCTTCTAGTGGAAATGTAAGATATTTAGCTAGACGAAGAGTGGGTGGTCAAGTTGTACAGGCAGAAGCAATTGTTAAACAAAAAGTATCAGCGTAAGCGAGGAGTAGAAAATGCAAGATTTAGCAAATAACATTAAATTAATGCAGTCTTTGGCTCCTGCTGCAAGAGATGCCGATGCAAACGGAACTGGTGTTGACACACAGGGATATGAAAATGTCGCTATTGTCGTTGATTCTGGTGTAGAGGGCATTACTCTTTCAGGAACTAATAAGATAGAGTTTGAATTAGAACATTCTGATGATGATTCTACTTATACTGATTGCGAAAGTTCTGATATTAATGGGACACTAGGCTCTAATGGTTTATTTTTAACCTTAGATGCTAATGGCGAAACTCCACAAATCTCTGAGATTGAATATCTTGGAACTAAAAGATATGTGAGAGTGGTTGCTAACTTTAGTGGAACTCATGGTACAGCAACACCTTGCTCAGCATTTGTAATTCTTGGGAAGCCAAGACACGCACCTGCTTAGTTAAGTAATATTTGAGGGGGGTGTAATACTCCCCTCACTTTTAAGGGAAACATTATGGCAAAGAAAAAATTTAAGATCCTTGTTCCAAAGCCTGCAAGTGCTAAGGAAGATGGAACAGAAGTTAAGTTATATACAGCAGACGAGATCGTTGAATCCGAAGGAAAATGGCAAGACGATATTATGGGCACATTCGTAGAGAATGGTTGGGCCATAGAAGTGAAAATGGACTCTGCTGATGAGACAGTAGAAGTAGAAGCCGAAGTTAAAAGGGCAAGAAACGAAAAAGGACAGCTTATAGGAGATGATCCAGACACCCCAGATGTGAATGAAGCATGGGAAGGTGGAGAAGCACCTAAGAAAACTACTAAGAAAAAAGCTACTGCTAAGAAAAAGACAACAAAGAAAAAATCTTAGTATCTCATTAACTTACACAAAACCATTAGAAGTAATGGTATTATGAATACTGCAGACGCAAGTAAAATGTTAGAAGGCATTATGTTAATAAAAGGAACAATTAATGAGTGCAGGTTACTATCATTTTATAATAGAGCAAGGGGCAACATTTAGGCATACCCTAACTCTCAAAGATTCAGCAGGAAGTCTTGTAAATCTAACTGGCTATACAGGTGCAGAAATGGATTTACGAAAAAACCAAGATGATAGTTCAGAAGTTTTAACACTCACAACAGGAAATTCACGCATAACACTCGGAGGATCTGCAGGTACAGTAATCCTAGAGATCTCAGCTACAGATACAGCTAGTCTAACAGTCGGAGATGGAGTGTATGATTTAGAACTCACAGACGCAAATTCTAAGATCTATAGAATTATGGAAGGCACATACTCAGTAAGAGGTAATACAAGTAGATGAGTATTGTAAAGACTATAACAGTAACAGGTGCTACAACAATAGATGTTATTACAGTCGGCACGCAGGGAGCAAGTGGTCCGAATACAATTCTTAACAAATCTGTTAATTCCATTACACTTGCTTCCGCCGACAATGGTGGTGCATTAGTTTATGATAGTGGAAATGGTTATTGGTCTGTTTCTACGCAAGATGCTAGTCCAGTAGTTAAGGTACGAGAACTAACCTTCAAAGCAGGGGGTGCTAGTGTTACACAGATCCTTGACGAAGATAATATGGCTAGTAATTCTAATGTTTCACTAGCTACACAACAATCTATTAAGGCATATGTAGATACAAGCCTTGCAGCACATGATCTAACAGTAAATAATGGATCATCAACTATATCTATAGATCACGCAACAGAAGAATTAGGGATCTTAGGTGGAACAGGTGTTACTTCCTCAGTAAGTGGAAATAATGTAACTCTAGCGATCGGACAAGCCGTAGCAACGACAAGTAATGTAACCTTTAATAATGTTGTCGTATCTGGAAATCTAACTGTATCAGGGACAACAACGACTGTTAATACAGCGACTTTATCAGTAGCAGATAATGTAGTTGTTCTAAATTCCGACTATTCTGGATCTTCGCCATCTGAAAATGCAGGTTTGGAGATAGAAAGAGGAACACAGACTAATGTAACTTGGATCTGGAACGAAAGCACAGATAGATGGACTGCAGCTTATCCAGTTCAATCTGAAGGTTATTATGTAGGATCTACAGAGATAGTTGATTCTTCTGGTAATTGGACAGGACCAAGCGCAGGATTAAAAGGCCAGAAAGGTCAAACTGGGGCAACAGGATCACAGGGAGATAAAGGCCAGAAAGGTCAAGCAGGAGAGAAAGGACAGAAAGGACAACAAGGTAATACTGGTAACACAGGTCCAACAGGACCAACTGGCCCTACAGGATCTACTGGCCAAAAAGGTCAAACTGGTAATACAGGATCTACAGGAGCAGAAGGACCAGATGGCCCAACAGGTCCAACAGGTAGTACAGGTCCGACTGGCCCTACTGGACCGACAGGGGATAAGGGACAAAAGGGAGAAACAGGATCTACTGGTAATACAGGATCAACTGGTCCAACAGGATCTACTGGTCCAACAGGTGGTCAAGGAGACAAAGGACAAAAGGGAACTACAGGAGATACAGGAGCAGAGGGAGATAAGGGGCAGAAAGGGCAGACTGGATCTACAGGACAAAAAGGACAAACAGGATCTACAGGCTCACAAGGAATACAAGGTGATAAAGGTCAAAAGGGTCAGACAGGTGGCACAGGACCAAGTGGACCAACAGGACCACAAGGAAACGCAGGATCAGATGGATCAGATGGTGCCGATGGATCTAAGGGGCAAAAGGGACAGACTGGTGGGACTGGACCTACAGGACCATCTGGCTCTACTGGGGATAAGGGACAAAAAGGACAGACAGGCTCAACAGGATCAGCAGGATCTGATGGGTCAGATGGGGACAAAGGACAGAAGGGACAAACTGGAGGAACAGGGCCAAGTGGTCCAAGTGGTCCAACTGGTAGTGCAGGACCAACAGGAAATACAGGCGACAAAGGTCAGAAAGGACAAACAGGAGCAGATGGTCCGACAGGATCTACAGGACCAACAGGAAGCACAGGACCAACAGGATCTACTGGTCCGACAGGAAGCACAGGCTCGGCAGGTGCTAAAGGACAGAAAGGAGAACAAGGGCAAAAAGGACAACAGGGGTCAGCAGGTACAGGAATAACTATGAAGGGATCTGTCTCTACTGTGCCAGATCTACCAAGTTCGCCAACCCCAAGTCAAGGAGATGCCTATATCGTTCAAGCTGACGATAGTTTACATATCTACGATGGCTCTGCTTTTGTAAGTGGAGGATCTATACAAGGTCCAACAGGAGATAAAGGTCAGAAAGGCGACACAGGATCTACAGGATCGGCAGGATCCGATGGCTCTGATGGAGATAAAGGTCAAAAAGGTCAGACTGGATCTACTGGCCCTTCTGGATCTAATGGCTCTGATGGATCCGATGGCTCTAAAGGTCAAAAAGGTCAAACAGGAAATACAGGTAATACTGGCCCAACTGGTCCGACAGGCTCGGCAGGAAGTGATGGCTCAGATGGATCTAAGGGCCAGAAAGGTCAAGCAGGATCCGATGGCTCTGATGGATCAGATGGTAGTACAGGTCCAACAGGTCCGACAGGACCAACAGGACCGAGTGGATCTAATGGTAGTGATGGGGATAAAGGCCAAAAAGGGCAAACAGGCTCTACTGGACCGACAGGCTCTACTGGTCCTGCAGGCTCAGATGGATCAGATGGATCTGATGGTAGTAAAGGACAAAAAGGAGAAAAAGGCCAAAAAGGACAGACTGGAAATACTGGACCTAGTGGATCAGATGGTAGCGATGGATCAGATGGTCAAAAAGGATCTACTGGATCAGCAGGAGATAAGGGTCAAAAAGGTCAAACTGGAGGAACTGGCCCTACAGGTCCGAGTGGTAGTAATGGATCAGATGGCTCTAAAGGACAGAAAGGGCAGACAGGTAATACTGGATCAACAGGAAGTGCAGGTAGTGATGGATCCGATGGCGATAAAGGACAAAAAGGCCAGACTGGTGGAACAGGTCCGACTGGCCCTGCAGGAAGTACAGGACCATCTGGAAGTGATGGAAGCGATGGCGATAAAGGTCAGAAAGGAGATACTGGCTCACAAGGACCAAGTGGCTCAGATGGTAGTGATGGTAGTGATGGATCTAAAGGTCAGAAGGGGCAAACTGGTGGAGATGGTCCTACTGGTCCTACTGGCCCAACTGGTAGCACAGGATCTACTGGCCCAACAGGTAACGCAGGAGATAAAGGTCAGAAGGGACAGACAGGTAATACAGGCTCTACTGGTCCTACTGGTCCTACTGGAAGCGCAGGAGATAAAGGGCAGAAGGGGCAAACAGGGGGAACTGGTCCAACTGGAAATACTGGTCCTTCTGGTAGTGATGGCTCAGATGGTAGTAAAGGCCAAAAGGGACAAACAGGTGGAACTGGTCCTACTGGTCCTAGTGGTCCGACTGGACCTTCTGGATCTAATGGGTCAGATGGTAGTGATGGAGATAAGGGACAGAAAGGACAAACAGGTGGGACTGGGCCAACTGGTCCTTCTGGAAGCGATGGAAGTGATGGATCAAAAGGGCAAAAAGGTCAGACAGGTGGAACTGGTCCTACAGGAAGCACAGGTCCGACAGGACCAACAGGAAGTAAGGGGCAGAAAGGTCAGACAGGTGGAGATGGACCTACAGGCTCTACTGGTCCTACTGGATCTACTGGACCTACAGGAAATGCAGGGGATAAAGGACAAAAAGGTGCTACAGGTAGCACAGGTGGAACTGGACCGACAGGTGGGACTGGACCTACTGGGTCAAAAGGTCAAAAAGGGCAAACTGGTGGGACTGGACCTACTGGACCTACTGGACCTACAGGGCCATCTGGAAGTAATGGTAGTGATGGAGATGATGGATCTACAGGACCAACTGGACCTACTGGACCAACTGGACCTACTGGCTCAACAGGAAGTAAAGGTCAAAAAGGACAAACTGGTAGTGGTGGTAGTACAGGACCAACTGGGCCAACTGGTCCAACAGGTAGTACAGGACCAAGTGGTGGAACAGGGCCAACAGGTAGTAAAGGACAGAAGGGTGCTACAGGATCTAGTGGAGGTAGTGGACCTACAGGGCCAACAGGTCCGACAGGTCCGACAGGGCCAACTGGACCAGGAATATCTACAAGTTCAAACACACAGCTTAATAGCTTAGGTATAGGAACTGCTGCAAGTGGAACAGCAGGAGAAATTAGGGCAACTAATAATATAACCGCATATTACTCAGATCGCCGATTAAAGAATTTTGAGGGCAAGATCCCTGATGCTCTAAATAAAGTATTAGCATTAGGTGGATATTACTTTAGAGAGAACGAAGTTGCGAAAGATCTTGGATATACAAATGATGAAAGACAAGTAGGTGTATCAGCACAAGAAGTCCAGAATGTTATGCCAGAAGTAGTAGCACCTGCACCAATAGATGAAAAATATCTAACAGTAATGTATGATAAGTTAATCCCTCTATTGATAGAAGCGATTAAGGATCTAGAGGAGAAAAAAGCAGACAAATAATTTCTAGGGAGAAATATGAAAGCCATTTGGCAGATGTGGGCACAAGCCTTAAATCAAGAATCAATCAATAAAATAATTACCGAGTGCGAATTATACGACCCAGTTGAAGCATCTACAGGGTTTAATCTAGGCATAAAAGAAAAAGCTGTAAGATCTAGCACAGTTCGTTGGATTAACAAAAACGACAAAGATTCAAAATTCATACATGATTTAATCTATCACTATGCTGTAGAAGCTAATAGAAATGCTTTTGGTGTAGATATTAGCTATCTATCGGATATTCAATATACGATCTATGATGCTAAGGAAGCAGGACATTATGGTTGGCATTTTGATACTTTTTGGGATAATGATACAACTACTACTGATAGAAAGTTATCTGTTACGATACAACTATCAGATGGAAATAAAGACTATGAGGGTGGAGAGTTTGAGTTGGATCCACAATATGAGCAACCAAATCAAGAAGATTTGAGATCTCTAGGCACAGTATTAGTGTTCCCTTCTCCTATACGACATAGAGTAAAGCCAGTAACTAAAGGTATAAGGAAATCATTAGTTGCTTGGGTAGAAGGACCAAAATGGAAATGAATGGGATTAAAAAGGTTATTCCTATTGTTGATAAACACAATATAGATATACCAGAAGGATATGCACTTGTAATCTACGAAAAAGGCCAAGATGCTTACGAGGGCATGATTATCTTTAACTGGGAAGAATTAGATCAATACGACATTTACTATAAAGATCCAAGATACGCATATATAAGAATGGTAAAGATATGATAAAGACATTTATAGAAATAGGATCTTGTGATTTTGATACTAATTTAAAACTAATAGAAAATGGGGATTGGATAGGAGTAATGTGCGAGCCTGCACCTAAATACTTTCACAATCTAAAACAGATCGTATCAGGAAGTAAAAATAAAGAGAATTTACACTTAGAAAATATAGCTATAAGTGATTTTGATGGAAAGGTAGATTTTACTGTATCTAAAGATCTCACTAACAAAGATAGAAGTATGTCTTGGGTTAGAGGTATCTCTAGTATTACTGCCGATAATCACAAAGGCGAAAGACTATTTGAATATCAAGATAATGCTAAATTCATAGAGGAACATATAGAAGTTCCTTGTATGAGATTGGATAGTTTGATAGCGAAGTATAAATTTGAGCATATTAACTATCTAAAAATAGATGTAGAAGGTCACGAAATAAATATCATTGAGGATTATTCTTGGGATATTAAGCCAGACTTCGTAAAGCTAGAGCATTCGCACATAGATCATCTCTATGCTAAAAACATATTAGAAGCTAAGGGATATATCGTATATATAGAAAATAGGGATATATATGCAGTTAGATGAAACTTAAAACAAACATTGTTAAAGAAGATGATAGATATAAAGTAGCAGATGATACTTCTCTAAATCAATTAGTCGTTAGCACTACAAAACTATTTGCAAAAAAAAGAACTACAGGACACGCACACGCAGGACAGGAAGAAGTTTATGTATTTACCAAAGGCGAAGGAGAAATGCAAATAGATAATATGAGATTCAAAGTAAAAGAAGGAGATGTAATTCTTATAGAAGATGGCCAATTTCATAGGGTTTATAACACCTCAGATTACAGATTAGACTTTCTTTGTGTTTTTACAGGATCTAGAAAGAAATGAAAAAGATAGTCATATCTCTATTACGCAGAACAGATAGAAAAAAGAACTTTCACCTAAACAAATTAGACAATTTTGAATATATAGAAGCCATAGATGGTAAGAATATGCCAGACTGGGTATATCGTAAGTGTAGAGCAAGATCTGGATATAGAGATCCCTTCTTAGACAGGCCACTCTTAGAAGCTGATGTAGCAGTTCGTTTATCTCATGCAAAAGCATGGGAAAAAGTCATAGAAGAAGGTAAACCCTGTATAGTGATGGAAGATGATGCTGTTATAAATGATCTATGGAACGAGGAATATTACGAGGAAGTAATAAAGGACTACGACTTCTTATATCTACAAAAGAACGAAAATAACCCAGAAAAAGTTTACAAAATAGATCCCAAATTAGAAGTCCCACATTATCCATATAACATGACAGCTTATGTAATTAAGCCAGAAAGTGCGCGAATATTGCTCTCTAATATCGCCTACAACGACTTAATTCCAATTGATGAATACTTACCAGAGCTTATACAAAATAATCGCTTAAATGCGATCTCTTTGATACAAGATAGTTGTAATCAAATGTCTAGAGAAAGTTGGAGTGGTAGTGATATTGAAAAGGATCCGAAGATCTACAGACCTTATAAAGTCCACCCTATTATTTGTGGGACTGATAGAAAGAAGTGTTTGCCTGTAACAACTTCTGCTAGATTTTATGGTGTAGATCTACAGAATATTGGCAATAATGTAGAGTGGCTCGGAACAGATATGACTGGACCAGGTGGTGGTATGAAGATAAATCTAGTCAAAGATTTTATTAAAGATCTACCAGATGAAGATGTAATACTGTTTACTGATGCTTATGATGTTTTCTATGCAGATGATTTAGATACTATCTTAGAAAGATACGAGGATTATCGTGATAATAATAATGCAAAAGTAGTCTTTTCTGCCGAAGATCAATGTTGGCCAGATGCTTCATTAGCAGATCGGTTTCCTAAGACCAAGACTAAATACAGATTTATTAATTCTGGGACTTATATTGGAGAAGTAGGAGAGTTAAAAAAGATCTTTGAACATGATAATTTAGAGCATGATGGAGATGATCAGTTATTCTTTCATTATGCTTATTTAGAAGGCGACTACAGTATGTTCTTAGACGAGGAGTGCTATATATTCCAAACGCATGATACAGCTGTAGGACAGCTTGGGAAACAGCTTCATAACCCAATAACTAACTGTTGTCCTTGTATCTATCATGGTAATGGTGGAATAGACGCAAAAGAGAAATTTTTAGATCTTTATTACAAATTCTTCCCTACACAATCAGCATTATTTATTCCACACAGAAATTATGAGATCTTAGACCGAGATATGCTTCTTGTAGATTTTATGACACAAGAACAATGTGAAAGATTAATAGATATTGCAGATAATAATGGTGCTTGGGGATCTTTAGATTACGATAAATTCCCTGCACAAGAAATAAGAATGAGAGAACTTGGATTATGGGAACAGTTAGAAGAACATTGGAACACTTATATTGTGCCTACAGTAGAGCAGTATTGGAAGCCAATCTTAATGTATGGCCTAAGAGATGGATTTGTTATGCGATATGCCCTAGATACACAGGTCAGCTTAAATCTACACCATGACGCAAGCCTAGTTACAGGATCAGTAAAGTTAAATGAGGACTATACAGGGGCAGAGTTAATCTATCCAAGACAGGGTATAACCAATAAAGATATTCCTGTAGGAAAAATGTTGTTATTTCCGGGTGCAGTTACGCATGGACACGAATGTTTACCATTAAAAAGTGGTGTTAAATACAGCTTAACCATTTGGAGTTGTCGCTATCCGAATGATACAATTTGAATTATGGCTTACAGTTGCAAATTTATAAATCTATCAGAGTATGATGCTCTTGTAGAACAAGGTATTGTTAGAGAAATGGTATTAGCTTCATCTAAGGCATTAGATATAACTAAAAACTACGATTATAGAGAAGCAGAATACAAAGATTACAAGACAACTACTCAATACACACCATCAGAAATAGCTGCACTTACAGAGGATCAGAAAGTAAGTCATTGGGAAATACAGTTAAGTGCTTATGCAGAGGACAATAATATAAATGCTACTGATAAGGCAAAGAAAAAAAAGTATCTTTTACAATGTAGCGAGGGATCTAAAATATTAACTTTGACAGGTGTTTATTATGATACAGATGAAAAGAGCTTTAATATCTGTATTGGTATAGGTTTAAATGATGCTAATGATAGTAGAGCCTATTACTTTTCAGAAGCATATAATAAAAAAAGAGTAGCTTTAGCTAAAACTCTAGGTGCGACCAAGCAGGTCGGTTGGTTATTTCCAGATAGTGGATTAAAAGATACATTAGCAGGATCTCGTAATGGAATGACTTATAACCAATTACACAGTGTTTTTAAATACGATACTATCCAAGTGGAAAATATCAGTATGCAATATAAGTATGTTATGCCAGAGCATAAGAGTTTACCTACCCAAGATGGTGGTGGAGAGGAAACGATTGCAGAGCATACAGTCCATGACTATACTGTAGAACTGATAAAACACACGATAGATTATGTCTAAATTATCAAATACGAACATAAGTTGGGACGGGATAGGAGATGTTTTTGAAAATCATGGAACATCTGGTGTAAGATCTGGTGCTTATATTGTTGGAGGGGGTAATGGAGAATTACAGGATCGTTCCCCAAGATCTGGTGGTAGTGCAAAAGGATCTGTAAGTGCAAATACATTTAGCGCAGATGATTTTAAAGGGGCATTTAGGGTTGTGCCTGGTCACCAAACATACACAACAGGATCATCTAAAGGACAAGTTAATAACGCAATCTTCGGTTGGGGAACAGCAGGGGGTGTTCAAGCTGCAACTAGTGGATCAGTAACAACAGCACAAGGAACTCTTTTTGATGGAACAGATGCTTATACTACATCTGCAAAACCACTTTCAGAGTTAGGATCACAATTTAATTCAAATAAGTGGCTTAGTTTTATTGGTTATCATGCAGTCGGATTTACTTTTACTGGAATTATAGTGTTTGAAGGATCAGGAGCAGGTACAGGAGATACGGATTGGACTTCTATAACCTATGCTATTGATGGAACTTCTGGTGGTGCTGAGAATGGATCTGTAGGCACACAGCTAACAAGGTCTGGTAATTTTACAATGTCTAGTGGATATAGCCGAGTAATATGTTCTTCTTCTGCAATACTAGGATCATCAGCTATATTGGGATATAACACTTGGTATTGTCTGCGCTAGATCTTGTATTTGACTATAAGTACAAGAAAAGGGAAAATAAATCAATACAGGAGTAGATATGGTAGAAGAAACAAAGCCAGAAGGCCAAAAGAAATATAAATATCAGAGTAATGATGGAAAGGAAACTCTGTATGAATATAAAGATATGTCGCCTATTGGTCAAGAAGTCTTTAGAAGATTACAGAATTGCGAAATTAATAGAATAAGTATTAACGAAGCAGTTGATAATAACGAAATCCTACAAGCTCATTACCGAAATATTTTACATAAGGAACTTGGAATAGAAGATGAGCAAAGCAAGCCAGAAGGAGATCCGAAGTAGCTTAGAACAGCACGAAGAAATATGTGCATTAAGATATAAGGCTATAGAAGATCGCTTAGAAGCAGGATCTAAGAGATTTATAAGAATGGAAGGCATGATTATTGGCCTTTATGTTTTGATTATCGGCACCCAAATTCTTGGAGCAATATTATGAGTGGTTTGATAATTACAACAGAGCCGACACAAGAGCCAGTAACTCTACAGGAAGTCAAAGAATATCTAAGGGTTGAAGATAATACAGATGAAAGAAATCTACGACCACTAATAGAAACAGCAAGAAGATTTGCTGAGGAACACATGAGCAGAACACTCATGTCCACAACTTATACACAATATCTAGATAGTGTTGATGAATTAGAAGATCCTTTATGGGAAGGTGTAAGGACAGGACCATATCTAAATTTTTACAAAAACTATATACAACTAGCGAAAGCACCTGTTATATCTGTTGCTCATGTTAAGACTTATGACGATAGCGATAATGCTACAACTATGTCTAGTTCTAAATACTATGTAGATAACGCAGGAGAGCCTGCAAGATTAGTTCTTAGAACAGGGGAAACTTGGCCTAGTGCTTTAAGAGTAGCTAATGCAATAGAGATACAGTTTTCAGCAGGTTATTCATCTGCATATTCTATTCCAGAGCCAATAAGAATGGGTATATTGCAACATATAGCATTTCTATATGAGCAAAGGGGCGATAATTTAGAGTATCAATCAGCAAATCAATTCCCCTTAATGATTAAATCTCTATATGCCCCTTATGTCATTCATAAAGGTTTGGGATCTTCTACATTAATGGCTCTCGGTTAGATTATGGCAGGGCATGTTTTACAGAACATAGGCAAATTAAAATTCCTAGTTGAACTACAATCAGCAACAACTACGAGTGATGGCGCAGGTGGAGTAACAGAAGCATACTCAAAGATCGCTGATATATGGTGCGATATACAGCCGATTTCAGCTATAGAGGAGTATAGGCAAGGGAAACTCAAAGAAAAGGTCACACACAAGCTAATAATGCGTTATAGAAGCGATATTAACACCTCATATAAGATAGTTTATGGATCTAGAGAGTTCAATATACGAGGTATTTTAGATCTTGGAAATCGCAATAGATTTTTAGAAGTAAAAGTAGAGGAAGGTGTTGCACATGGCTAAGAAAAGCAGAAAAGGAGATCTAGCAGATATAGAAAAAATAATCAGAGAAAGACTAGGTAATGTTAAAAACAATGTTGTAAGAGCAACAGCAAGGTCAACCCAAGTAGTTCTAAAAGAAGCTGTAGATAGGATTTCATCTGGTGGAAGATCTGGAAGGCAATATGTTAAAAAAAGTGGAGTAATACATACTGCTTCTGCACCCGGCGAATATCCAAAAACAGATACAGGAGAATTAATTAGATCTATATTTACAAACATAGAAACTAAGGGATCTGTAGTTGTAGGACAAATTATTTGCGATGCTGAACATGGTGCGCCATTAGAGTTTGGAACAATGCACATGGATCCCAGACCATTTATGCAACCGAGCCTTGATAGTAAATCTGGGGAAATATATCAGATCTTTGCACAAGAAGGTTATTTAAAAACAACTAGAGGTGGAGGAGTTAATTAATGGCTATAGGTCAATTCGCTTTTCAGCAAACTATATTTACTGCTCTATCTAATGACAATACATTAACATCTACTTATGGAGCAACTATCGTAGATGAAGTAACGAGTTCTACTAGCTACCCATTCGTCACTATAGGAGAAGAAACTACAAGTGATTTCTCTACTAAGACAGAAGAAGGTGGCCAAGTTACTATCAATATCCACATTTGGTCGGATTACAAAGGTAGTAAGGAATGCAAACAAATCATGGACAAAATACATGATCTATTGCATGATAGTAGTCTGAGTGTTAGTGGATATAATCTCATAAATTGTAGATTTGAATTTTCTGACATTCTAAAAGACCCAGATGGGATAACTAGGCACGGAGTTATGAGATTTCGTGCAGTTTTATTAGGATAATTTTTATAGAAAAATAGGAGAAAATATGGCAGCACAAAAAGGAGCCGCACTTTTATTAAAAGTAGGAAATGGTGGAAGTCCAGAAACTTTTACCACAGTCGCAGGACTGCGTTCTACATCTATAACTCTTAATGATGAAGCAGTAGATGTAACCAACAAGGATAGTTCTGGTAACAGAACACTATTACCTGATGGGGGCATTAACTCAATATCTGTTTCTGGATCTGGTGTTTTTACCGACCATGCTACAGAAGCGACTTTAAGAGCAACGATGAACGCATCTTCTTTTACAAACTTCCAAATTTTAGTCCCAGATTTCGGCACTTATACAGGAGCATTTATGTGTAGTTCGTTAGAATATGCAGGCGAGTATAATGGCGAAGTAACATATTCTGTTACTTTAGAGAGTTCTGGTGCTATAACCTTTGCTACAGTTTAAGGATAACGATGGCTTGGGAAATTTGTGAAGTTAGTCTAGGTGGAAAGACTAAACATTCTGCACAAGCAGATGGGAGTATTATTTTTATTCCCTATGTTAAAGGAATGAAAGTCGGAGAAACTATATCTGTAAATGGTAAGGCAAAAGAAGTTGATTCTTGGGAGTTGGATCCCAGAGAAGAAGCTATAACAATTAAACTCGCAATGGCGAGTAAGGAAGCGAAAGCTGAGGAGAAGTCAGATGGCAAACAAGTTAAAGGGCCAAGTTAAGTTACAGTTAGGATCTAAAGAATATACAGCTAGACTAACTATAGACGCAATAATCAATATTGAAGATAGCCTTAATATGGGTATCGTCAAGATTGCTACTAGAATGTCGGAAGGCGATGTGAGAATGTCGCAAGTAGTATCTATCCTAACCCCTGCACTAAGGGGTGGTGGAAATGATGTACAGCCGAAAGATGTAATTAAATTAATTTCAGAAGTTGGGATAGTTCCTGCAACTGCAGCAGTAGCGCAGTTACTTATGGAAGTATTAACACACCAACAGTCAGAGGACAGCGAAGAAAAAAAGCCAAAAAAGGAAGAATAACAAGTGATTTTCTTCCTATACAGAGATATATGCAAATCTGCATAGGAATGATCGGTTGGCAACCTTCCGAATTCTGGAACGCATCTACACAAGAGGTTTGGTCGGCTATTGATGGATTTGCCGAGTTCAATGGCGATGGTAAAGAAAAACCTATGGATCGTGATGAACTAGAAGAAATGATGGAGTTATACCCAGACTAATGGCTAAAACAGTAGATCAGTTACTTATAGAGATTAAAGCTGAAACAAGTCAGCTACAAAAGGATCTTAAACAAGTAAAAGCAAAACTTGGCGAAAGTAATAAAGAAGCCAAGAAATTCAAACTAAATATGCGTGCAGTAGCTACAGCACTTGCAAGTATAGGTGCAGGGGTAGCTATAAAAGGTATCGTAGATACTACAAGAAAGTTTGAAGATCTAAATGCAACTCTAAAAGCTATTACAGGATCTGCTGATACTGCAGCACTTTCTTTTGATGTAATCCGACAATTTACATCTAAAACAACATTCCAATTAGATAATGTCGCCCAAGCATTTATAACACTATTACAGGCAGGTATTGTTCCTACAGAAGATGCTCTTACAGATTTTGGTAATCTAGCTGCAGCTTTTGGTAAAGATATATCCCTAGTAGCACAGGCAACATTCCGAGCCATAACAGGCGAAATGGAGATGTTAAAGCAGTTTAATGTTATCGCAAGAATAGAAGGCGATAAGATAAAAATGACCTTTGATGGAGTTACACAAGAGATAGATAGAAATGGTCGTTCAGTAGCCGATTATCTAAGAAATATTGCACAAATGAAATTCCCAACTGCTATTGCAGATAGAGCAAATACTCTTTCTGGTGCTTTTTCTAACCTTAGTGACGCATTTGCAGAATTTCAATTAGCTATTGGAGATCAGTTCAAGGGTGTTTTAACTGAAATAGTTAAAGATATGACAGAATTGCTTTATGCAGCACAACCTTTGGCCCAAGTTATTGGGTACACTCTTAAATTTGCACTTATAGCAGTAGGTAAACCACTATTATTTTTAATAGAAAACTTTAAATGGTGGATCGGTGCTTCACTTCCTTTGGTATTTATGGCACTTAGAGGTGCGGTTGTAGCACTTTCTTATGGTTTCTTCTTCGCCTATAGCAACTTATTAAAACTTAATACAGCTATGGCTACATTTAATGCTTTATCTAAGGCATCTAGGTTAAATGTTATTTTAGCTGCAATAGGTATTCTTGTTGTTCCACTAGCAGATCTTGTATTTGGATTTAGTGATTACAATGAAGAAGTTGAAGATACTATAGATATAAACGAACAATTAGCTGCAAGTTTAGAGAAGCCATTACCATTCTTACAACGACTAGGAGTAGGATTAAAAAGTGCATTAGCTACTATGCAACAGTTCGGTGTAGCAACTAAAACTACCGACCAAGAGATAAGAGAATTAATGAATTTTGAAGGTGGGCCACTAGAAGCACTTAAACAATTAGAAAATGAATATATAGCAGGTCGTATTCAAGAAATGAAGGGAAGTCAGCAAGGTCGTTCTGCACTTGGTTTAACTGACGAATACAGAATGGTAACTCCAGTAGGTGGTGGGCCACCAGAAATGCGATTTAGTGATCGTATAGCAGATTTTGCTAAATACAAAGAAACTTACAAAGCATTAAGAGAAGAATTTTTTAGCACAGAATTTGATGGTGCTACAGAAGAAGAAGTATTAAGAAGAATTGGTCTAATGAGTTTAGGGGATCTAGACCCATTACTCCAAGATATAAGAAGCGCAATTACAGCTACATTTAGCGATACTGCACAGATAGAAACGCTGTTAGAAGATCATAAACAAGGTGGGGCATTGCTGACTGATATGTATAACAACGCAGGAGGTGCTGCAGCATTTTATGGCAAGACTGTAGAGGAGATTGTGCCAATTCTTGGACAGATGCTTTTAGATCATAAAGATCTATCAGATACAGCTTCAAATATGCTAGACACTATAGCCAAATCCAAAGATCCTTTAAGAGATCTCAAAAAGATTACAGACGATAATAAAGAATCATTTAGAGAATACTTTGATGAAATAAAAGAAAAATATCCAGAAATGTTTAGAGATTTTGAACATTTTGTTGAGGAATACAATATTGCGATGGATAAAATGGATAAGACTGCTGAGAAAACAAGCAAAACATTTAGTGGAGAACTTAAAGATGCTGTAGTTACTGCTTCTAACTCTTTTACTAACGAATTTGTAAGTTCTTTGCTAGAGGGGGAAAATGCTCTCCAAGCCTTTAGAGATTTTGCAAAGAATATAGTCAGTCAGATAATATCTATCTTCTTACAAATGGCGATAGTAAATAAAATTATTAACCATGTTTTCAATTTGACAGGAGAAGATGCTCTAACCACTATAGATCTTAAAAAGAAATCAGCAGGTGGTGGATCAGCATATCCAAATCAAGCTATGCTCGTAGGTGAAAGAGGTCCAGAATTATTTATCCCTCATACAGCAGGGAATATTGCTAATGGTATGAATACTAGAAATATGCTTGGAGGTGGTACACCAATAGTTGTAAATCAATCTATTAATCTATCTACAGGTGTAGTAGGTACAGTAAGATCAGAAGTTATGAATATGATGCCCCAAATAGCAGAAGCAACAAAAGGAGCAGTAGCCGAATCTGCAAGAAGGGGTGGAACTTACAGAAAAGCATTTCAAGGATAGATTATGAAAAAGATAACAATGCCTGCGACACCTAATTTCGTAAGATCTAATTTTGCATTAGTTAGGACTGTAAGCCAGACTATGTCCCCATTTTCTGGAAAAGTGCGAACACAAGATTTTGGAGGAGTATTTTGGAAAATGGAAGCGCAACTCCCCCCTATGTCTAGAGCGCAAGCAGTAGAGTGGCAAAGTTTCTTATTAGAAGCCGAAGGGCAGACTAATGTATTTGAACTTGCAGACCCAGATGCTAAGACTAATACAGGAACATATAATCAATCACATTTACAAGTAGAAGCAAGAATTACAGATACCAGTGTTACTCTTACTTGGGCCAACTCAACTAGCAGATTAACAAGTAGTGACGCAGTATTTACTACATCAGCAGTAAGTGTTGGAGATTACATACATATAACTGGTGCAACTAACGAAGAAAATAATGGCACACATAAGATAACAGCTAGAGTAAGCGACACTATTGTTGTTCTAGGAGATAGTTATTTAACAGATGAAAGTAATACAGCTAGTTGTAAAATACAGCAGAATGTAAAAGGGGCGACAGCTTTATCTCTAAAGGGATCTTCAAACTCAGCAACAGGAACAATAAAGAAAGGAGATTATCTTGGGATAAGAACTACATCTAATTCTAGTGATACAACAAATCCTAGTGATCCACTACAGATAGTTATGGTCGTAGAAGATGCTACTGAAACTGATGAAGGTGGAAGTGCTAGAAATCACTATAGTGTAAAGATACAACCTAAGCTAAGACAGAATTCTGCTGACGATCACTATATAAGATTTACAAGTCCAAAAGGTATGTTTCGCCTTGTATCAAGTGAACAAGATTGGTCAGCAGATGCTGTAAGTAATTATGGGATCTCTATATCGTGTATTGAGGTAGTGTAATGGCTACTAGACCCAATCTAACTACACCTGTAACAACAAGGCTCGGATCTGATACACAGAAAGGTTTATTTTTTGCTATAAAAGCCGAATTTGACACATCTACTGTTAGGGTTTGGTCAGGAAAAGAAACTCTATCTATCGGAGGAGAAGATTATATTGGTGGTGGAGATCTAATTAATGTTGCTCCTGTAAAAGAATCAAATGATGTTAGATCAGAGGGATTAACTATAACCATATCTGGTATGAATGATACGATTATGGGTTATGCAGTAGCAGAAAATTATCACTTCCGACCACTTACTTTTATGATGGGATATTTAATGGGCGACTCTCTTGAAGTAGCAGGTACAATAACCCTGTTTAAAGGTCGTATGATTGTCCTAACAGTAAATGATAACCCTAACTCTCCTACTATTACCATTCAATGTGAAAATCGCTTAGCCGATCTCTCTCGCCCTTCTAATTTACGATATACAAAAGAATCGCAAGAGTATTTAGCA